GCCGATCAGCCTGTATATCGCGGATGAAGTTGATGACGCTCTCGATGCAGCCGGGCTTGAAAGATTGATGGCAGTGCTTGAGAGAAAAGCGAGGGAGCGCGGAACAATATTGGTTATTTCGCACAATTCACTCACAGACTGGATAGATCAGGTTGCGACTGTAACAAAAAGAGGTGGGCTTTCCATGATAGATGGGGCATTGTGTTGCTAAGTCATCCGTGACATAATGTTTCTTCGTGTGACAGATGTTGATATGGAAGAATGGAAAGATGTGGTTGGGTATGAGGGCAAGTATATTGTCTCCAACTTCGGAAGGGTGTCGTCTATTGATAGGCAGGTTGCGACAAAGGGCGGATCGCTCAGAGTCGCGAGGGGCAAGCGTCTAAAGGCGGTCAAGCATAAATCTGGATATATGGTTATTGGACTGTGTGATAACGGGAGTATGACGCAGCATACCGTTCATTCCGTGGTTGCCATCGCCCATATTGGGCCGCGACCAGACGGTCATGAGGTTTGCCATAAAGATAATAACCGCGAAAATAATTCTGTTGAAAATTTGCGCTGGGGAACGAAGCTAGAGAATGCCGAAGATAAGCAAGCGCACGGAACTGAAGTTATTGGGGAGCGAAACGGAAGAGCGGTGCTTACGGAGAAGTGCGTTATATCCATCATTGAGATGGCGAATAACGGTCGCGCACAGTGCGATTTAGCCAAAGACTTTGGGGTCGGAAGGGCGACAATAAATCACATTTTACGCGGAAGATCGTGGAACCATGTTACCGGGATTGCCCCATGTCCGTAAAAGATTCGATGACTATGGCCGCGCTTCTGCTTCTTGCTGAGCAGGTTGGTCATAGTCAAACTGAAATCGTAGTCAGGTTCAGAGACTTCCTCAATGAGTTGTCGAAAAGCGGAGTTACCGAGTGTGATTTGAACCAGCCTATGAACGTAACATACCGAATGCCCTCCGGGTTTGCGAAGAAGGCGATGGTGGGTGGCGAGACATTTTTGATTGTCTTTGCATACTTGGGGAAGCGCGATGGTGTGATTATTCAGGCGCGTCGCTGCGACGACCTAACGTCGATATATGAGTTTCCTGCTTCTGTCGCAGAGAATGCTCTCGAAGGGTATCAAGACATCGTAGATCAGTTTGTCCAAACATACGGGCTGACGGGTGATACGGATAGTACCGTCATTGAAGCAAGGAAAGAGGCGCAGCGCATTGAGGACGAAGCCCACCAGGCGGCTTTGCTTGAATCACGAATGCAAGATAGGAGATTTGGATCATGGTGACACACAAGGATGTAGTTGGGGAGTTGGCTGCTTACGAGTTCGCGAAGATCGCGCATGCTGCGGTGGGGCAGAAGCGCAAATACACTGGCGAGCCGTACTTTGTTCATCCGCTCGAAGTGGCGAGAATCGTTCGAACCGTCCCGCACAATTCGCACATGATTGCGGCTGCGTACCTGCACGACGTTCTTGAGGACACGAAAATCACATTCGAGTTTTTGTTTGATGAATTCGGGGCAGATGTCGCCGCGCTGGTGTTTTGGCTGACCGACCAGTCGAAAGCAACCGATGGTAATCGCAAGCAACGCAAAAAGATCGACCGCGAGCATATCGCGATTGCGCCGCCCGAGGCGAAGACGATCAAGTTGGCGGATTTGATCTCCAACACCAAGAGCATCGTTGAACACGACATCGAGTTCGCCGCAGTTTACCTGGAAGAAAAGAAACTTCTGCTTGAGGTGCTGGGCGATGGTGATCCAACTCTATACTCAAAAGCGAAGTCACTGCTGACCGAAGGGTTGGCGAAAATCGAACAGTACAAAAAGGAAAAAGCATGAGCAAGATCAAAGTCATCGGACTTGACCCATCCCTGCGTAATTTCGGGTTCTGCAAGGCGCTTCTCGACCTCGAAACGCTCGAAATTGACGTTACGGACGTTGTTCTGATCGAGACCGAGGCGAACAAGAAGATGGCGAAGGTGGTTCGCAAGAACTGCGATGATCTCGACCGCGCTCAGATTCTTCATAACGCCATCGTGCGTGAATGCAAGGGCTACGCGCTTGCATTCGCAGAGGTGCCCGTTGGTTCTCAATCTGCCCGCGCAATGGCAAGCTACGGCATCTGCATTGGGGTGCTTGCAGCTTGTCCGATCCCGATGATTCAGGTCACACCAAGCGAAGTCAAGCTGGCAGCGACGGGAAGCAAGCACGCAGCAAAGCAGGAAATGATCGAATGGGCTTTCGACAAATACCCGAAGGCACCCTGGCTCGCGGTCAAGCGCGGTGGAATTCTGACCCCGACCCTGAATAACGAACACCTCGCCGACGCCTGCGCTGCAATCCATGCCGGTGTTCTTACCGATCAGTTCGCTCAGGCTGCGCAGATGATGAAAGCGCTTGCGGCGTAAATTTCCCTTGAACAGTAAGTCACGATTGAGTTACTGTTCCATCCCTTTCCAATAACATCCTACAAGGAGATTTAATGCTCAATAGCTTCACAACCCCGGCGCGCGACTACGCAAAAGGCATCGGGGATGCGGTTGCAGACCGCACCATCAACCGCAAAATCGAAGTTCCGGTTCCACTGTATTACGAGATCATCGACCTGCCGCGAATGGATAGCGTTGCGCTGGACAGCGAAGTTGCCGCTTACTGCAAATCGAAGGGCTTGGTTGCCGAGGAATACGACGTTCTTGAGGGTGATGACCTCTCCCTGAAAATCAAGCTGCATGTCACTGAACACATTGTCACCGAGAAGTGGGCCGACGTTGCGCGCCGCGTCGCTGTTGGCAATTCGATGCTTGAGCCTGGAGGCCCGGCGCTTCGCGAATACGAATTCCATGCACTGCATCATCACTTGCGTCAGGCATCGGTGCTGATGTCCGGTCGTCACCTACAGCACGGCGACGAAACACAACCGACACGCAACCAGGAAGTCTTCACGAACTGCCTTGATGGTTCGACTCGCATTCTGACGATGGAGTATGGCCCAATCGAGCTTGATAAAATTGCTGGTCAGATCGTGACTGTTATCGCTGGTGACGGCATGCCGCGCCCCGCGATGATTAACGAACATGGAGAGCAGGATCTTTTTGAGATCACCTTCAAGCCAGTGAAGGGCGCGGCGGGTAAGTTCCGCAAAACCGTCACCGCTACAGCGAATCATCGCTGGAAACTGCGCGATGGGTCGTTCACCGACGCAATCGCCGTCGGTGACTGCATCGCCCCTGTTGCTGACGCATTTGGGCTTGATCCAGTCGGTATCACGCACGGTCTGATTTTTGGGGATGGCACTGCGCACAAGTCACGCATTGACGGCGCGCGACACTTCTCGCAAGGCCGCACTTACGCAAGCATTCGCGTCTGTAAGCAGGATAAGGTTCGCGAAGAGATCCATGAATACCTTGACGCTGCTGGATATAAATTCACGACCCCTCCGAGCGCAGGCGGCGACCGAGTGTATTACATCGGAAAATTCGAGGGAGCGAAGGAAGTTCCGTTCTCACGCGATCCTGAGTACATCGCGGGTTTCATCTATGGCTGGTGGCTCGCGGATGGCTCAAAGAATCAGTTCAATTCTATGGAAATCAGCACTTGCGATAAGAGCGCTGCTGAATGGCTTGAAGAACACGCCGCAATCGCTGGATTTAATACCACGATGCACCGCGTCATGGAGCGCAAGGAGGGTGATGGATCATTTGCAAATGGGAAAGCACTGCATTGCCTTCGTTTGCGTAAGGGCGTTGAGTGGAAGGTCGAGAGTATTGAGCCGGTTGGTCGCGCGAATGTGTATTGCCCGGAAGAGCCTGTAACGACATCTTTTGTTCTCGCAAATGGACTGCTTACCGGAAACTGCTCGACCGCCGCCGTCACTTTCCTGAACTTCTACCTGCTGCTGAATGGCTCCGGTGTTGGGCGCGCATACGACGACGAAATGATGCTGGTCGATTGGCGAAACATGCCGATTACCATCCCGGTTATCGATCAGCACCACAAGGATGTTCAGTCGGGTGAAATCACATCGCTTGATGATCGCAACGCCCGTCACCTGTACGCTGGGCGTACCATTCGCTACTTCCGTGTTCCTGACAGTCGCGAGGGCTGGGCAAAGGCAATCGAGGCGATGGAGCGCACTGCGTTCAAGAAAAATTTCCGTGACGACGTGCTGATTCTCGACTTCTCGGACGTTCGCCCGCGTGGTGCCCCAATCGCGGGTATGCAGAACCGCCCCGCATCTGGCCCAGGCGCTCTGATGAAGGCGATCATGAATATCGCCGCCCTGCGTGATGCAGGTATGGCACCGTGGCGCTCTGCGATGTACGCAGACCACTATGCAGCAGAGTGCGTTCTGGTGGGTGGTGCCCGCCGCGCGGCACGCATGGCAACGAAGTATTGGAAGGACAAGAGCGTTCTTGAGTTCATCGAGGTCAAGCGCGGTGGCTTCCTGTGGTCTTCGAACAACAGCGTCACGGTCGATGAAGAATTCTGGACATGCGTCGTGAGTGCCAAAGAGGCAATAAAGAAGGCACGCGCAGTCATGGCGGAATCTCCAAGCCTGGTTCTTCTCGAAAAGGAGGGGCTTGTTACTGAAGCCGAAGCACACGCAAAGCGCGTCTTTGATGCGATCTGCGAAGCAGCCTACTACGACCAGACAGGCGAGCCAGGTTTGATTAACGTCGACAAGCTGACCTGGAACAGCGAAGGTATCGAAAAACTGCTCGACGGTAAGTTCGCCGAGAGCGCGAAATACAAGCTGGACGACGAAACCCTCGAACTGACTGCGGCACTAGCGAAGGCTTTCGCTGACGGTCAAACTCAAGTAATCACCAACCCATGCGGGGAGATCGTGCTTGGCAAGCTGGGTGGCTACTGCGTCATTGCTGACGTTGTTCCCTTCCATGCGGGTTCCGGTGTGCGCGGCGAGTTCTGGATGGAAACAACCGGTCGCGATTGGGATGATGACGCCGAAGATGCTTTCCGTGTCACCACGCGCGCCCTGATTCGCACGAACCTGATGGACTCACTGTATTCGAAGGAAGTCGCCCGCACCAACCGTATCGGTGTGGGGATGACTGGCGTGCATGAATACGCATGGGCACGCTTCGGTTACGGCTGGAAGGATCTCGTCAATGAAAAAGCCTCGCTGAAATTCTGGCTTACCCTGTCGCGATTCAAGCGAGCCATCCAGGACGAAGCGCGTGAATACTCGCAGAGCATCGGTGTTGCTGTTCCGCACACGAACACGACCATGAAGCCCGCTGGTTGCGCGTCGCTTGATTCCGCAATCAAGACGACCGAAGGTATTCTGACCATGCGTGAATTGTTCGCCAAGCATGGAGTTACCGAAGCTGCGCTGCTGACGATGCAAGACGGCACCTGGATTGAGCCAACCATCAAGACGATGGTTCTGGACGAGGGCAATGTCGAGCGCGAAGTCACCAAGCTATACCTCAATGGCGTTAAGCCGGTTTATGAGATTGAGTTTGAGGACGGTACGGTTGTGAAGCTGACCGGCAACCACAAGCTCAAGACCGTTTCGGGCGAATGGAAGCGCGTCGATGAACTAACCGAAGACGACGAAATTCTTCAATACTAAGCACTTGTGGTTCCAGCGGGTTTAATTGTATAATTAGTAAGTTACGACTGAGTGGATTTTCAAATGTACAAACCCGCTGATTCATACAAGTACCGCCCGAACACCAAGAAGCTCTATGAGGAACACTACAACGTGATAATTCCTGATGATTATGAAGTGCATCATGCTCTCCCGCTAAGACTCGGCGGAACGCACGACATAAGCAACCTGACGGTTTTGCATCAGGAAGATCACGCCCTTGCTCACCTTGCGCTTTACGAGAAGTTTGGCGATCCGCGTGATCTTTGCGCTTACCACATGATTTCTGGACGTAATCGCGAAGCCCACCTTGCCGCTTGCGCTATGGGTGGCAGGGCTTCTCAAATTGCCAAGAAAGAGCGCGGTGAAGCAAATGGATTTCAGCTTTTTGACGAAGTGAAGCGTAAAACAATCGCTTCGATGGCTGGGGCAATCGGCGGCACGAAGCAGAAAGAGCTTGGGCTTGGAATTCACACTGACGAAGAGACTCGTCGCGAGTGGGCTAAGTTGGGCGCTTCGGCCGTCAAGGAGCAATTCTCTGCGTCCGACATTCAATCGTCGCGAGGTAAGCGAGGTGGCGTAAAAAACGCTGGATTCAAATGGTATAGCGACGGCGTGAAGGATATGAAATACACCGCAGCAATGCAAAAAGCGGAGTCCTTCGAGGACTTCTTGAACAGAACCGGCCACAAGAAAGGCAGAACAAAGAAATGAAGATCAAAAGCATCAAGCAGACAGCGCCCGAACTGACCGTCGATATTGAAGTCGCGGAAACCCACACTTACCAACTGTCCAATGGCTGCGTGTCGCATAACACCACCTCGAAGCTGTTTGCTCTGACCGAGGGCGCACACTTGCCGTCCATGCGCGAATTCCTGCGCTGGGTTCAGTTCCGCAATGATGACCCACTGGTTGAAGAGTATCGCGCAAAGGGGTATCCAGTTCGCAAACTGCAAACCTACTCGGGCACCACTATCGTTGGCTTCCCTACCGCGCCCATGATTTGTACCTTGGGCATGGGAGACAAGCTGGTAACTGCCGCAGAAGCGACGCCGGAAGAGCAGTATGAATACATTCGCCTTCTGGAGAAATACTGGATTGTTGGTGTCGAGGAAGATGGTGTGACCCCGCTTGAAGATCGCGGGAATCAGATCAGCTACACGCTCAAGTACAAGCCAGAAGAGCTTTCGTTCGAGGACTTCAAGCGCACTTTGCTTGAAGGGCAAAGAACAATTCGCTGTTGTTCTGTGATGCCGCAGTCGGACACAAGCGCCTACGAGTACCAACCGGAAGAAATGATTGAGAAGTCGCGCTACGAGTTGGTTGTGGCTGCAATCAAGGACAGTGAAATTAAAGAGGACGTTGATTTCGCTCACATTGACTGTTCTAGCGGCGCATGCCCGATAGATTTCTCGAAAGAAGCCGCATAAGTCGCAACTGAGCGTTCTTTGACGCTGGGCGAGGCAGGCTATCACGGCCTCGCCCTTAATTTCTAGGATAGAATAGTCACTTATGAGTTACGTCATCTATATTCATACCTGCAAAATAAGTGGGAAAAGTTACGTTGGGATCACCAACAAGACGGCAGAAGAACGCTTCGCGGAACACTGTCAGGCTGCACGTCGCGGTTCCAAGTTTGCGTTTCACGGTGCTATTCGCAAATACGGTGAGGACTGCTGGGTTCATGAAGCGACAACAACGACAGATTCTCTGCAAAAGGCGTATGAAATGGAGATGCGTCTGATTGCGGTAGCGGGGCGTGTCCGATTTCGTTCAACGAAAATGCAGCTTAACCAGTAAGTCACACCAAACACGGGGCCAAAGCCCCGTGTTAATCAATAGGAGTCAGCATGACAACGAAATTGGTATATATCGATACTGTGGATCACAAGTATTCTGCATTCGAAGGCAAGAAGAAAGTTGCAAGTACGCAATTCACGCGACCGCTTGATGCTGGTGAAGTCGAGTGCATGCGTGTCAATCCGAACGCATTCTTGGGCAATGTCGAATTCGTAGATGACGACCCGGAAGTCGCATAAAGTCAGTCACCACTGACGTTGCCAACCTATACTGCTTAAAGTGTAGTTTCTGTTCAACAACACAGTTTTACAACCAACGATCAAGGAGATCAAATGAAAAAGTCCATGTTTGTAGCAGCAATGCTTGCCTTCGCTCTCGCCATGACCGCGTGCGGCAAGAACGAAGTTGTTTCGTCCGACCGCCTGGAAGAAGCGCGCTCCATCGCCAAAAGCAACGCCGAAATGAACGCGCAGCTTTACCGCGCCGCCAACCCGCGCTTCACCGGCGACTACAGCATCATCGCCCGTTCCGATGACGGCCAAACACCGGCATGCCCGCAGGGCGACGGTTGGTCGCAGGTTTCGATCATGAAGGTCGAAGGCAAGGCGGTCGATAAGACCGTTCTGATGTGCAGCACGTACTCGACCAGCGTCGGCTGCTACCGCGAAGAAGACTTCAACAAGCTGCCGAATCTCGCGAAGCAGAACTCCGGTTGCAACAAGGACGTTCCGTTCCCGCTACCCACCATCAAGAAGTAATGGCGGTTCCTGTCATCACATTTTCGGACGTGCTCTACGCGTTCATCGCGGGGGCACTGACCGGAAGCGTCGGTACGGTGGTTTGTCTGAACAAGGCAAAGCGCTTTCTGAAACGCAAGAGCAACTAGGGGAAGCAATGGCAACGATCAAAGATGTAGCGGAATTCGTCGCGGCAAATAACGGGATTTCCCGCAAAGCAGCCGAATACATGCTGAAGGACGCCCTGTCTTTCATCAAGGACGAGGTAGCTTCTGGAAACGAAGTGAATCTCGACAAGTTCGGCAAATTTATCAGCGTTGATAAGGCTGCTCGCGTCTATCGCAACCCAAAAGACGGAAGTTCTGTCCTGGTTGCGGCGAAAAAGGCAGTGAAATTCAAGGCCGCTGCTGACTTCAAGATCAAGGTAGAAATGCCCTGATTCGAATGCCCGTAACTCTTACCGTTGCTAATAGCGGCACCGGAGACAGAGCAAAACAGACCTGGATTTACAGGTATCGCCTGAACGACGGTTCGGGAATCGGTTATCTCGGGGGTGATAAGCCCCCACCTTTCAGTGTGCTGGGTGTAGGCGAGAGATTTTCCCTCGCTTCAAGTGACTCCAAATCTGCCCAGCCACCTTTCTACAAGGAAAATGAAATATGAAGAAGTCGTACAAACTGTCCGGTTCGGGCGTCGTTCTCGCGCTCTTTCTGGCACTCGCAACTTGGGCGTTTGGTGCCGCGCTTGTCGTCGGCATGGTGCTTGGTGTTCTCTGGTTGCTGTGGCAACTCTGGACGTTCGTGATGTCGAGCCTGTTCGATGGCCCACAAGGTCTGGTCAATCCCGACTATTGGGTGTTCGCTGGTGCGTGGGTTCTGGCATCCCTGATTAGCCGCGTTATTTTCAGCGGAATGCGCAGCAAGGCAAGCTGATGCCTCTGTTCGACTTTCACTGCAAGGAATGCGGGCATGAATTCGAACGCATTGCCAAGAGCGATGCCAAGGTCGAATGCCCAAAATGCGGGGCTGGTGCAGATAAAAAGATGTCTGCACCAGCAAGGCCGAAGTTCAACGGTTCCGGGTTCTACGAAACCGACTTCAAGAACAAATAGAAAGGATCAGTCATCAATGACGTATCGTAAAAAACTGGCAGCACTTGCGGTAATTGCCTCGATAGCGGGAACGGCATTCGCCCAGGCGTCCGTCTATTTCTCGCCCAAGGGTGGCGCGGAAGAAGCTGTCGTACAAGAGGTGGGTAAGGCGAAGAAGGAGATTCACGTCATGACATACCAACTGACGAACAAGAAGATTAGCGAGGCAATTATTGGCGCTTGGTTGCGCGGGGTGCATGTGAAGGTGATCGTTGATCGCTCGCAGCGTCGCCCAGGACTCGAAGGCGAGCAATACTGCTGCGCCTACAAGATCGCATCGATCATTCCCGTTCTGGTTGATGCAAAGCACCCGATCCAGCATAACAAGGTCATCGTGATCGACGGGGAAACTGTCATTACGGGCAGCTTCAATTTCAGCAACGCGGCGGAAAAGGCAAATGCCGAAAACCTGCTGGTGTTGCGTGATTCCGGTCTTGCCTCCCAATACATCGCGAATTGGGATGTGCACGCCGAGCACTCGGAGAAATACTGAATTTTATTCACACTGAGCTTGACATCCAAATCACGTTTGTTAAAGTAAGCCACTACTGACTTATCTATGGTGAAGTATGGAAACGCATAAGTGTAGCAAGTGTGGTGAAGAAAAACCTTGGTCTAAATACCAACTATACAAGGGTCATCCGAATGGTCAGTGTAGGGAGTGTAAGACCAAGGCTATGAAAGAAAAGCGTGAAAAGAATGGGATTTGCGTTCGTCCAATGTCTCGTATCGAAGATGGGAAAAAGTTGTGCATGTGCTGCAATGAAATGAAAGAGTTATCCGAATTCTCGCCATCAACAAGGGGATTAGGGGGAATTGCGACATATTGCAAACCGTGTATTGCCAGTAAATACAAAGATAAGGAAAAAGCGAAAGCTGCAACTTCTTTGTATCGAAAGAGAAACAGGGAACGTCATCTGGCAAATCATCGAGTTCGAATGTTTGAGTATAGGACAAAAAAGAAAGTTACATCTGATGGAACAGTTACGGATGAATTATTAAAAAGTCTATATGCGGAACCAGCTTGCTATTACTGTGGAGAAGACACACCAAGTAATCTCCGAACGATAGATCACAAAATACCGCTATCTAAAGGTGGTGGTCATGTTGCTGATAATCTAGTTATGGCATGTTGGTCATGTAACTGTTCTAAACGTGACTTAAATGAGATTGAATTTCTAAGAAAGGAAGTAATAAATGACCATTGAAGCAAAAGTTATAGCGGATTCAATTAGCGAAGAAGGGAAAAGACTGACAACTTTACAGTTAAAATTTCCGCGCTTTATTTTGCCTGAATTTAATACCCACCGCGTCTTCAGTCGTAACGCAAGTTCTTCCCGCGCCATTCCGGTCAAGAAGATGCTGGAAATGGTTCGCACTGATCCGGCGATGCCGATTCATTGGGGTCTGAACCAGCCAGGCATGCAGGCGAACGAAGAGCTAACTGGCGACAGTCGCACCAGAGCGTTTGAGTTATGGCATCAGGCAGCAAGCAACGCAGCCCGTGTTGCCGAGCAAATGACGGAAATCGGTCTGCACAAGCAGGTAGCCAATCGCATCTTGGAGCCGTTCCAGCACATCAGCGTTGTTCTGACCGCCACCGAATTCGACAACTGGTTCGAGCTTCGCGCCCACAAGGATGCGCAGCCCGAGATCCAGATGCTTGCCGTTCGCATGTCCGCTGCAATGGGCGAATCTACGCCCAAGGTTCTTAAATACGGGCAATGGCATTTGCCATACGTCACAGATGCGGATCGTACTCAGGTTGTCGCATTCTTGAAGCAGGGGCGAGTCACCCGCGATGAACCCAAGGAAGACGAGATCAACGACCTTCTTCGCAAGATCAGCGCGGCCCGCTGCTGTCGCGTCTCGTACTTGAAACACGATGGCGACACGGCATCGGTAGAAGAAGACCTGGCATTGTGTGATCGTCTCGCCGGTGCGCGCCCGATTCATGCCTCCCCATTCGAGCATCAGGCAACACCAATGCCCGAAATCGAGCCACGCGTTTACTTCAACGACGGCGATGTCGAGATCAAGAGCTACGTTCCAGATGGTGTGTCTCACATCGACATGGGCGGAAGTGCCTGGTCTGGCAACTTTTTGGGGTGGACTCAACACCGCAAACTAATCGAAAGCCAGTTCGCTTAATCCGAGCGAATCTGACTATACTTCATAACTCACCACTGACTCAAACCGTAAGGAGAAATCATGTTCAATTTCACGCAAGGCAAGAAAACCGTCGCTGACATTCTCGGCGCCTTCAGCAAGACCATCGAAGACCTGATGCAACTCGACGCCGAACAGCAAGAAGAAGCACAGCGCCAGGCCGACATTGCCGCCAACGCAGAAAAGGCCCGTGTCGCAGCCCTGAACGAATCCGCCCATGCCCGTGAAGTCGCGGTCAAGTTGTCCGGTCTGATCGGCGCCGACAGCACCGTCACCGAACTGACCATCGGCGAACTCGCAAAGAAGTGCGCGTAATGGAAGGCCCGACCATCAATCCGCCGATCCAGATCAAGGTTCTGGACAAGCGCGCGGTACTCCCGAAGCGCGGTACTCCGTTGTCGGCAGGTTTCGATCTGGTCGCATGCAACGAAGACCCGATTTACCTGCGCAATGACGGCAAGGCTGTTCTGGTTCCCACCGGACTCGCCATCTACATCAAGTTCATGAACCTGGCCGGTTTGATCCTGCCGCGTTCTGGCCTTGGTCACAAGCAGGGCTTGGTTCTCGGTAACTCGGTCGGCCTGATCGATGCCGACTACCAGGATCAGTGGTACGTCAGTGCGTGGAATCGCGGTCAGCAAGAAACCATCACGATCAATCCCGGCGAGCGCATTGCGCAATTGCTGTTCGTTCCCGTAGTCCATCCCGACTTCGTTGTTGTCGATGCGTTCGACGCCGAAACCGAGCGTGGTCTTGGTGGATTCGGCAGCACTGGCGTCAGCGACGTTGTTCCGCGTGGTTCGCTGGGCGAGGAAGTCGCTGAATGATCGGACTGTGTGGTAGCCATCGCACCGGCAAGACCACACTGGCGAAAGCGTTCGCGGAGGGGCGTGATGGTTTCACGTTTCTTCGCACCAGCGCCTCTCAGGTGTTCAAGGACATGGGGCTAGACCCCGCTGTTGAATACCCGTTTGAGGTTCGCTTGGACATTCAAGAGCGAATCTTGAAGTCTTTTGCCACGCAGTACCGTTCGCTTGGTGGTCAGAAGTTCATCGCTGATCGTACCCCTATCGACATGCTTGCTTACACGCTTGCCGAGGTTCGCCAAAACAACCTGACGCCCGACCTTGAATTGCGACTCGCAAAGTACGTCAAGGACTGCATCGCGCTGACGAATGAGGTGTTCGCGATTCTGGTGATCGTGCAGCCGGGAATCAATGTCGTGCCGGAAGACGGTAAGGCTTCGTTGTCTCCAGGCTACATCGAGCATATTGCACAGTTGGTGATGGGCCTCGTTGCGTCAGAGACCATTCAAGCAACGCACTATTTCATCCCACGCAGTACGTTGGATCTGGAAAAGAGGGTACGCAGCGTGAATCACGCGCTAGATCGTACTGTCGAGCGCCATGTCATGCGTATTACGGCGGCGAAAGAAGCGGGTACGCCAATCGTCTTTCACTGAGGTAACTGTGCCGAAACTTTCGATCCGAGACAGGTTCATCGCCTTTCATAAGGCAAACCCGCAGGTCTATGACCTGTTCGAGCGCTTCACGTTTGAGGCGATAGATGCGGGCATGACCAAGATCGGATCGAAGTTTATTTTCGAGCGCATTCGGTGGGAAATAGCTGTTTCCACAGTAGGGGCGGGATACTGCGTACCGTTGAAGCGGGATTTGAAGCTGAATAACAATTTCACCGCATGGTATGCCCGTGCCTTTATCGCAAAGCATCGGGAACACAAAGGACTATTCGAACTTCGAGAAAGAAGGGTGACGGCATCATGAAAATGAAAACCAGCGAACTGACGGGCGGTGCTCTTAATTGGGCGGTGGCACAATGCCAGGATTTTTTGGTTTATCTTGCACGTGGGGTTTCAACGGGGGCGGGTGTTCCCTGCTTGCCTTACTAGCAAGGCGGAATATGAGCCATCAACCGCCTGGTCGCAAGGTGGCCCGATCATCGAACGGGAGAAGATCAGCGTGGTGCAAAACTGCGATACGGGAGAATGGTTGGCAACTACGTACGGACAATATGGCGCTAAATATTATCCAAGTCCTACACCACTCGTCGCGGCCATGCGCTGCTACGTCGCCAGCAAGCTGGGTGACGAGGTTGAAATCCCGGAGGAATTACTATGAGTGAAGTTCCGACACTACAGCAGGAAGTTGATCGGAAAGCGCTAGAAGCGCTTGAAATGATCGCGACCGACCGACACCTCGGGAAGATCACGGAAGCGCAGTACAGCTACGCCCTGACGGTTCTGTGGGCATCCTGTGCTGGTATTGCTGGGTCTGACTTCACGATCATGATGGAAGTCGCCCAAGATGCAAGAAAAGATGGCTCGTTTTATACCCGTGAGTTCTATCGGAACGAAAAGGGCGACATCGCGAAAGTGACCAACTACCACGACGGCAGGGTTCGTGTGGAGCTTTCCATGCACGATGGTCTTCACAAGTCCGAAAAGATGCACGACATGCGCGAAGAGCCTGGGTGTATCGCATTAGCCAAAACCAAGTTCCAAACCCTGTGCGATAACCTTATCGCTAAGGGTTTCAACGAAATATAGGAGTCAGTCACACATGAGCAATTCAGTTCTGCACAAGTACCGCACCATCAATCCGATCAACGACATCGCCGTCACCGACGCAATGTTGCGCGTTCTGGTCGAAATCCCGAACGAGCAACAAGAAGGCTTCTGGATTCGCGATAACGAGGTGGGCAACATTTGTCTGTATCGCAACGACGCGCATCCCGGAAAGGTTCTTGAGTACGCTCAAGGGAGTCAGGATGACAGTGTAACCACGCTGTACGAGGACAACGGTCTGTTTCAGTCGCGTCAGCAATTGTGGGATATGCGCCGCGATCTGATGTCCGAAATCGGGCGTGTTTTGCTGGCGATCCCAAGCACGGTCGTTGTCTATGACGCTGGCCGCGAACGCGAAGTCTTTCTGCGCGAACTTGGCACCGCACAGTTGTTCGATGTGCTTGCTCGTTTTGCTGGCGCAGACGCAAAAACCATCTAGGGAAGTCATGAGAGCGGAAATCGAGCCGGTTGTTGAGGAAACCGCTGATCGCGGTGAGATTCACACCCATCCCGCCTACGGGAATATCACCATGAGCGTGGTAAGCGGCGGAGACAAGACGCTGTTCGGAAGTGACTTGGGGCACGGTCAGACCATCCGCATTTGCGTTAATGAGGCAAGTCTTCGTCGCGACCTCCACATGGATTGGGTCTTTGGCGGTAGCACTCTGGATGAATCCCCGTTCGCCTACAAGAACATTTTTGAAGTGATGGACATGCAAGCCGAACTGGTTGATGTCCTGCACCACATCAAGCCATTGATTAACATCGAGGGCGCAGGGAAGGAGTGCTGAAATGGCGAAGACTGAGATTTTCAAAATCCGCCACAAGATCACTGGTCTTTTTCGCATGCGCGGTGGTGGCCTTCCTGGTCGCTGGAGCAAGCAGGGCCATACCTGGCCGAACATCGGCCATGTCAAGCTGCATCTGAACCTTCTGCGCTATGACACCACGTATCCGCTGCCTGCCGAATGCAAGAATTGGGAGGTGGTTGTCTTAGAGGTTGAAGAGTCTGAGGCAAAGAAGCTCGAAATCGAAAGTCTGTGGGAAGGAAAGTAATGGTCGGTAAAGATTGACCATTCCAAGCTGATTTGGGTACTATATTAAGTCAGCAGTGAATGCCCTTGTAGCATGAAGGTCGTGTAGTCGCCTTGTAAGCGACAGGTCTTGGTTCGATTCCAAGTGAGGGCACCACAATCTGTTCGTAGCTCAGCCTGGTAGAGCATCCGCTTTGGGAGCGGAGGGTCGTAGGTTCAAATCCTACCGGACAGACCAGAATTTGCAGTAAGCGGGTATAGCTCAGTTGGTAGAGCAGGGGTTTTCCAAACCAAAGGTCGTCGGTTCGAAGCCGACTACCCGCTCCAAAGTTTCAGAGAGCTTATGAGGCTCTGTCTGGCGAGGCCCGTGCGGGGTCGGTCACATGCTCCCTAAAGGGGTACGTGATGCCGGTCTTTGCGAAGACCTCGGCCCGGCGGGATGCTCATAAGGGAGCCGGTAACGGAGAAACTAACACGAGGCGACAGTGCGCGCCTACTCTGAGACGGTAAAATTTATTCAGTTGTGACTAACCGGAGGAAGAATATGAGCGAATTTTCATGTGAAGTTGTTCGAGTAAAAATCGAGCCGCACCCGAACGCCGATGCAATCGAAATTGCCCGTGTCGGCGATTATCAATCAATCGTTCGCAAGGGGCAGTTCAAGGACGGCGATCTCGCTGTCTACATTCCCGAGCAGGCGATTGTTCCCGAATGGATGCTGCGCGAAATGGGCATGTACGACGAGGAACGCCAGAAGGGCGGCCTTGCTGGTGCTGCTGGCAACCGCGTCAAGGCGATCAAGCTGCGTGGGGTGGTCAGTCAGGGCTTGGTTTATCCGCTGGTCTGCGAAGATGGCATGTGGGCTGTCGAGAACGTGGAGCAGGAAGAGGCCGAACCAGTAGCGGAGGGCGATGGTGTTGCTGGGTTCCTCGGTATCATTCCACTTGGGATGTCTTTGCCGAGACTTGCTCTCGCTTGGGTGTCAAGACCGTACCAGTGCTGTATCGCGGCCCATACGACAAGAAGCATGTGATGTTCCACACCAACGGAACGACCACGCTGACGCCGAAGAGCGGCAAGGCACATATCCGCGAGGGGTGGTTGTCAAGAACGCTTTCAATGAGCGCCACCCGCACTTCGGCAGAAAGATCGCGAAGAGCGTTTCGGACGCTTACCTGCTGCGTAAGAACGCCGACGCAACCGAGTTTCAATAACAGAACCAACAACCATACGGGAGAAACAAATGGCAATCGTTCAAATGCACAAGGCCAGTGACGGTACGCTTCACGAATCTTTCGAGCTTTTCGCCAAGCACGAAGAAAACCTGAAAATCGAACAGGCGTTCAAGGAGGTAGAACTGGACATGAGCGTCTTCTTCGTCAATGAAGATGCGGGATCGAGTGGGCTGGTTCTCGACGACGCCGATATTGGCAAGTTCATCGCCGACAACGCCGATGTTATTCGCAACATTCTCGCGAACAGCAAGGTGAAGCGCGGTCGCGGCAAGGCGCGCAAGCCCGTTGTAATACTCAAGCCGCTGTAACCATTCCAACGCAACCGGGTTTCAATAGCAGTACCAACTAACCAACGAAGGAGAATCATGTTTACCATTCCCACGCAACACGCACCGAAGATCCGTATCTCTGCAAATACGAACGTGACCGTCGATCCGATCAGTACCTTTGCTGACCTGCTGACGGTTTCCGGCAAGCTGGCGAGCATCGAAAAAGCAACGCCAGGTTCGACCGTTCCCAAGCTGGTGACTGCTGTCGGCGACCTGTCGGCATCCGTCGTTCAAAACGGTGACACCCTTGAGGTCGCCGAAGAAACCGCTGGCGTCGTTGTCGCCGCCCTTGGGATCGCGGCAATGAAGGGCGTCAGTGCTGATCTGCTGCTCGAAGCCATTCGCGATACCGTTTCGCGTGACGTTAATCGCGTCTTCGTGAACGCTCTCGGGAATGTTCTGCCGAACGCCAAGCTGAGCTAATCCAGCACGGGCACGCCCGAGTGTTGGCCGTGCCCTTCCTGTTATTCACACTCCGAGGTAATCAATGAATATCTTCGAAAAGGCGCTTCTCGATATGAAGCGCACGCTGTTCCCGATGACCCTGTACTGGCGAATGAAGCGAGCGATTCGCGGTGCGTTCCAAACCATCGTCGCCCCGACCGAGTTCGCCCGTGATTTCACGAAAGAGATTGCGGACGAGCGTCAAAAGCAGGTTTTCGGAAGCAAGACATGAGCGACATAACCGTCTGTAGACTCTGCGGGAAGGGTGCGCAAGAAATTGGTGGCTACCTTACCCGCGTGAATGAGAAGGGCGTTCCTGGGCTTTGGGAATGTCGCCCTTCCTGCGACGCGCATCAGACGCAAGATGAAAACTTGCTGATGGCGCTCGAAACAACCGAGGAAAGCAAATGACCTGGATCATCTTGTTTCTGTGCTGCTCGATGCCGTATCTCTGGTTCAAATTCATGCGAGTCAGCAAAACAACGAAGAGGGTCATTCTGGACTCCATAGAAACCATTTTCGTAATCGCGTTATCCGTGGGAACGGTGTTTTGCTTGCTGGCTGTCACTGTCGCGATGATCCGAAATGCGTAAGTTTTGGCTTTACCGATGGCTCAAGGGTGGTCTGTGGATCTGCCACAAAGATTGCGGATGGGTCAGGGGTAAGTGGATGGGCGACTTCACTCTTACTGTGAAGGAATTCATCTACGATGAACGCTCTTCTTGCTATCACCGCGCGTTCGGCCTAATCACAAAAATCGAGGAACATAATGATCGCCTGTGGTCTTGACAAGTCACAACTGACTTAGTATTATATGGCATCTACAAAATATCGAGGTCAATATGCCCAAGGCGCTTGAGATTACTGGCGAAAAATATTTTCGACTAACGGCGATTGAGAGTCGAGGCGCTGGGATGTGGCTATTTAGGTGTGATTGCGGCTCCGAAGTTGTCAGAAAAGCTGCGCTTGTTCGATTTGGAAACACAAAGTCATGCGGATGTCTTGCATCTGATCTGCTGAAAAGACGCAACACAAAGCATGGACTCGCGAAGCACCCGATGTATCAGATGTGGGCAGGCATGATCCAACGCTGCAATAACCCAAACCATGTCGGGTATGCAAACTATGGCGGCAGGGGTATCTCCGTGTGCGAGCGCTGGATGGGGTCTTTTGAGGCATTTCTCGAAGATATGGGTGAGCGCCCAGTCGGCTCGACAATCGACAGAAAGCAGAACGATGGAAACTACGAGCCTGGAAATTGCGAGTGGAAAACAAGGTTTGACCAGTCAAGAAATACCAGCCGAAACGTACTTGTAACAATAGACGGTGTAACAAAAACGGTACGTGATTGGGAGATTGAAATGAAAGTAAAAAGAGGAACGTTTCAGCGTCGTATCGATCTTGGATGGGATCATGATCTCGCGGTGACACTTCCCGTTGAACCCGGAAAATCACTGGAGAAGAGAGCATGCCCTTAATTGCGGGTCTGGATATAGAAACAACCGGCCTAGACTACGAGAAGGGTCATCGAATTATCGAAGTCGCGGCAAGTCTGTTCGACCTCGACAGTGAGCTTCTGCTTGGCAAATTCACGCAGCGCATCAATCCCCAGCGCAGCATTGACCCTGGCGCACAGGCAGTGCATGGAATCAGCTTCGATGATGTCGCTGGGTGCCCCCTGTGGGAAACCGTTGGGCCGAAGGTATCCGCGCTAATGCGAAAGTGCGACCTAATCGTCGCCCACAATGGGGAGGGTTTTGATTTGCCCTTCGTTGCGCACGAACTAATGCGTATTGGTGCGCCAGTTCCCAACGTCAAGGTGTTCGACACCATGCTTCAAGGACGATGGGCGACACCGCTTGGCAAGCTACCCAACCTGCGCGAACTATGCTTTGCCTGTGGGGTCGAGTACGACACCGAGAAGGCTCACGCTGCTGACTATGACGTATCCGTGATGATGCGTGCATTCTTCGTTGGTAAGCGAAAGGGTTTCTTCAATGTAGGCGAACTAATGAAGGAGACGAAATGACCAGATCGCAAGCTACGCCACAATCCAGTCAAATGATCCGGATGGAAGAACGTATCTCGAAACTTGAACAGCAGAACATCGAACTGCTCGCGGCGATTGAGGCGAAGAACGAAGAGCTTAAATTGGTTGCTGAGTATGTAAAAACAGAAATGAACGCCGACCTCGCCAAGCGCGACCAGAAGCGGGATGCGGCGCTGCTGCATGAGTTCGCCGCCAACTGTCTGCCGAACATGCGCCGTCAAGAATCAGTGGCCTCTGTCGAGAGAAGCATTCACAACATGGCGGTGGATGATTGCGTTAAGCATGCGCTGTATCTCGCCGCTGCCCGCGAGTCCTGGGAGTGGGTTCCCAAACTGGAGGTGAAATAGTATGGCACACGGTCAAATTACATCAATTGGATACCTAGAGCCACTGGAGGCAGAAAATGAAGTACTGCGCGCCAGAGTCGCCGAACTCGAAGCCGAGGTATCGCGGCTGAAAACGGTTCCCATGAAGTATCGCCGAATGCAGTTCAACGCAGAGCTACAGGAACAAGTGGCTAAACTCGAAGCGCGGCTTGCCGAGCGCGATGCTGAAATACTTAGACTACGTGGTGAAGTCTTCAACCGTAATGCCGGGATGCTTGAAGCACAGAAGATGCTCCTGCTGGCGAAGGATGCGCTCAATAGCTATACGGATAGTGTTCTAACCAATGTGTACGAGCATGGGTATCAGGACATAGACAACGGCGAAGTAGCAAGAGCAGCCCTCGCCGCCATCGACGACAGCAAGCTACTCAAGGGGCTGATCCTGTGCGATGGTAATACCACATACTTAGCAGTAGTGACCACGAGCAAAGGTGTGCGCGTAATTAAAACCCACGCACCACGGAGGACTGAATGAGCATATTGTGCAAATTGTTTGGCCATAAAGTCGGAACAGGCTACAACGCCTACGAAGGATCAAAGTACCTCCATGTGCGAACAGGAGCGGTCGACGGCATAGATCGCGTGCACTGCTCCCTGCATACCGAGTGCGAAAGGTGCGGAACGTCGTTCCAGGTCGGGATGATTCATCTTCCAATTGTTGAAGATTGGGTGGCCGATCTATTGAAGAAACGCAGACAGCAACCACAGGGGACTGAGAATGACCAACCCACATGACCACAGAGTTGCAGGCGCGGCTATTGCTGAACCCAAAGCGCAACTCGCCGCCGAGCAACTTAAGAGCGCGAAGCTGCGGGAGGCTGTGACCAGTGTTGTCAATCACGAACTGAGTTATTACTCAAAGTGTTGTAGGGCACTCGCACTCCCCCACGACGACACCGCGCTCAAGGAGTGGGGCGCAGGGCTGCTGGAGAAGGCGATGAACCCGGAGAAGCCCTACACCATGTACTGCTGGATATTGCACCTTATTGAACAACTCCGCAGCGGGAAGTGGAAGCCATGACCGCCGAAGAAAACACGACAGTCTTCCAATACGAGGCAGAGGCGCGCGATTGGCCTGGTGATTTCCCGCACGATAATGGCAACTACATGAACACCTGCCACGCATGTGGCAATACGTTTACAGGCTACAAGCGAAGGATCATCTGTAGGGTTTGTTCAGATCAGGCACCGAAGGTCGAAGGCATCCAGGCACAGACACTCTGATACAATCGCGCCACTCTTTACCCTATGAAGAGTGGTTTGTTTTTTTTGAGGCGCAGCGATGTGCCTCTTTTTTGGTCGCATACTTGATTCATCTGTGACTGAGGGGCAAACCATGTCAAGCAAATACGTCTCACCAACTGGCATTCGCATATCGCCTAGCGAATACCACGAACTAGCAGCACAAAGTCCAAACCCATACGTTCTGCGCAAATTTCAGAACGAAAAGATTTCCATGTCTCTTATCAGAATCGGCGTAATTCACCGCGTCGAGGTTGTTCCGATAGAGCATCAGATGAACTTCAAGGTGGAAATCTGGAACATTACCGAGCTTGGTCTTGTTGAGGATCTTGACAGCGCTGAGTTCAGAACCGAGCCGCAGGCAACGGCGTACTTCGAGAAGTTTCTCGCGAAATGGACAGAGTGCGTTTTTGATCCCGAGACCGGGAAGCTGAAAGAGGTCGGCAACATCTTCACGCCACCCGATCCAGATATTCCCGTGGTTGCAGAACATACCTTTGCTGCGGGTGAATTCGGCACTTGGTAGGTACGGCTACCGAGCCATATACGGACGGTTCCTGTGGTTTCGCAAGTACGGCGATGGTGCCATATAGGCCCATCGCCTGCTTTTGTGTCTCGCATTTGCAGGAATATTGAAGACAAAGGATCTTGTCTATCGCGGATGAAACACTACGCTTTGTCAGCCACGTCAGATCAGATACGCGCGCCCGCGCGTCAGGAATAATAGCGCGTGATTTCAGGGTGTTTCTGTGCCAATCAGGGCGGTTCATCATTCAAACATCGCAGCAGCAAGTGATGAAGGGGCGGTAGATGATCCAAACCCTAGCGCCCAATATCGAACCTGTAGCACGAACCCAAATTTTTTAAGGAGAAATACCATGACGACATCCGTAGCCGTTACCGAAAAGACCTCTGACCTGGACGCCCTGCTGTCTGCCCTTGACCTGGACGAACCCGAGGTGAAGAAGGTCGAAGTTGCCGAAATTGGCGAAGTTGAACTCGAAGCCGCAGTGCGGGGCGCTGAAACCAGCGAAGCGATCTCGGCAGCTTACGAACACGAAGCGAACGCCGAGCGCCTTCTTGCCGAAGAAGCGCTGATCGATCCGATGAAGAACCCCGAAGCGCTGCTTTCCGACGAACCTGCGAAGCCCGAGGCAGCGAAGGGCAAGGGCAAAGGTAAGGGCAAGGGCGGCAAGAAGTGCGCGGACAAGCCTGCCGCCGAGAAGAAAGAACCGAAGGAAAAGAAAGCTGCGACGCCCCGCAAGCATTATTCCTCGAAGACCGAGCGCGTGACCGACAAGTTCGGTGCCTCGCTGGGTGAATACACGGTTCTCGAACTGGCCGATGCCGCACTCGAAGGCGATGCCCTCGCTGCGAAGCAGGTTGAAACGATGACCACGCTCAAGGAATCGGGCGTCAAGGTGCAGAATCGCATCGTGTTCCTGATGGAGTACGCTGCGGGCAAGTCGGCGAAGCTGAATGACATCGCCGCGACTGCGCTCAAGCTGCTCAAGACCGATGGCAAGATCGTCACGGGCGAACACGGCAACCTGCACCTGGCGCTGGTAAAGAAGTATGCGAAATCGTCGGCGAACGCGATGGGCAACAATACGGTCGGGGCAATGAAGGCGCTCAAGATGATCGTGGCGGGCGAGAAGCAGGAATACGTCGCGAACCCGAACAGCCTGTACCTGGCGAAAATCAACGCACTGTTGTCGATCTAAGCCCTTGATTTAAGGAAGCAGGAGTTTGTATCCTAGCCCGCATAATGCGGGCTTTTTTTCTTTCGTTAGGAGGTGCGTATGAAAAAACTGTCACTGGCTTTTGTCATTGGAATTGTGTTGGCGCTCGCGGGCTGCGCGGGTATGGGGAGACCAACGGAACAGCAACTCGCAACCGCAGATTATGGCCCACAGATCACCCAGGCAGAGGCGCAGCAAAAAATCATAGCCTACTTCAAACGCACGCTGCTTGATCCTGGTTCGGCGATTCTACGCACGGACACACGCGATCCACAGAAGCACTGGATGAGCGACAACTTGGGCAACTACCACTACGGGTACGCAACCAATGCCTCAATCAATGCCAAGAACGCCTACGGGGGCTACGTGGGCGAAACGCTGTACGTTTTCATCTTCTACAGGGGAGAAATCTTCCGCATTAGCCAAGCGTTTAAGAGCGACGGGCGCTATTACCCGGATCTCTACACGTTTGCGCCCTATCCCGCAGCCTTGGGGCGTCAGCGATAATTCACTCATGGGCGGGGCACGGTGCCCCGCGTTATCTGGAGAATGACATGGCTGTGAATTACGAAGCGCTCAACAAGATGTCCGATGAACAACTGCGTGAGTTGAATTCCGGGATCATCGCTGTGTTGCGTCAGCGGCAGACGTTTCGGATGCAGAGCGTTCTGACCGGGTTCAAGGTAGGCGACAAGGTTGAATTTCACTCCAATAAGTTCGGAGGCACGACGGTCACGGCGCGGATCACCAAGCTCAATCAAAAGACCTGTAGCTGCGTGGAATTGCTGAAAAGCGGTGCGGATTCCAATCGCACCTGGCGCGTTGCCGCAACACTCTTGCATCGCGTCTATGGTGATTAGTCACCATTGACTGACCGACCGGCATGAGGCACAATTCGCGCTTTATTGCTGGTCGGTTAGCCATCAGTCACGGGTGACAATACGTTATCGACAAGCAGACGGGAGGGAAATATGCGAAAGGCACTTCGGTTAAATGACTGGTCAGTTAAGCAGGCAATCGAATCTCGGCCAGAACTCGCGGGCAAGAAGCCAATTGGGCGCGGTCTGTTCTCCGCCATCTACGAAGGCACAAAGCCAGGCCGTGTTTTGAAAGTTACCGTCGATGACATCGGCTACTGGATGCTAAACGACCGTTGCGTCGGGCTGTCCGGTAAGCATTTCCCGAAGCTGTATCAGAATTTCGGCGTGATCGGCGAAATCAAACGCGGCGGCAGTGCATTCCCGATCTATATGTTCGAGGTCGAGCGCCTTGAGCCGCTTGCGGCAGGTAGCGATGCAAGAAAGATTGCACGCGCTACTGGAAATGCCTCGTATCGCGCATCGCTCATAGCGGGTGGCAGTCGTGCAAATTGTTACGATGTCTTGTGTGAGTTGAAAGTTCCTGGTGTTGCGCGATCCGTGCGTCGTGCGCTCAGCGCGCTGCGAGATTTTGCCAGTTACTTCTCACATGGCACGCTCGATATGCACATGGGTAATTTCATGCAGCGCAAAGATGGAACGCTAGTCATCACCGACCCGATTGCCAATATGGGAATTCATCGCAAGCTAGTTGCCAATCGCTATTGGTAAGCGCCATCAGTCACGGGTGACAATAGCATCATTGAAACGAAACAGGGAAGACCATGAAAACGGAAGACATTATCAAGGCAAACGCAGCGTCGCTCGACAACGTGTCCGTCGAACTTGACCACCGTTTCCCGACCGTCTGTATCAAGGATCACAGCGGTGATGGGCAAGAGGACATCTTCTTGCAGGGTGACGATGCCGTGCGGTTCGAAGAGGAATTCAACGAACTGTGGAACGCGGGTCTTGATCTGACCAAAGACGAGATCATCAAGCACCTGGCGATTAGCTACGTCGATTGCATTTGGGGCTGACATGACTGAGCCAATCAAGGTGCCCGTGCCCAAGCCTTTCACCCGCACCCCGATCCCGCCAGTTCGCCGCGAGAAGGATCGCAAGAACGAATATGTACGGCAACCGAAGCATAAAGGGAGACAGCCATGAGTGTTGTTTTCAGCAGTCTGACGCCAACAGAAACCTTTCGCATGTACGGCAGCTTAACGCGCCGTCAGATCGAGGATCTTCTCGGCAAAGATGAAGCACTGCGTGAGCTTGAGGGAATCGATGCCCATATCGATGAAGCGATGTGCCAGTACCCAGCCGAAGACTTCCTTGAGTCGATCAAGACGCGGCTGCATGAACTGTCGAAGAAACTGCGGGGCGACAACAAGGACACCCTCAACGGGATTATCGAATCCCTGGACGACATCGCCCAATGCACATTCTACGCAGCCGACTATGGTCGCGACGAACTACAGAAGGCACGCAACGCTATCGACGCCTCGTTGCATTTTCGATAATTCAATCATTGACAACGAACAGGGAGCGCACTGACATGGCATACGCAGTAATCAACGGCAAGTTGTCCAAAAAGCCAAAGAAGGACAAGTGGTCAGCCTATCAAGCACCGGTGTCCGAGTACGGTAGCGGTGTGCCGCAATTTCAGCACAGCCTGTCCTCGATTGCGCTGATTAAACACAACGGCAAGCGCTTCATGTTCTACCACAACAACACCACGGACGGGCGCGAGCTTTATGACCAGGATGAAAACCTCGTTCTGACGATTGACAGCAGCCTTAACTTCACGGCGTCGGGCAAGCGCATTGGTCGCATGCAAAGCGAGAACGACAATTGGATCTTCTATCTAGGCGACCAAAGGTTCGATACCGGAATTCAGCGCGACACGTCGGTTCGGGAATACTGTTGGCTGCAACTTGAGAACGCGGAAATTGCAGCAATCGAGCATTGGTTGAGCCTTGCGTAGAAGCGCAAAATTCAATCATCGACAACGCAACACACAGGGAAAGCGCCATGACCAAGAACCGAATCGACGCCGTGATTGATAACAACACTGAATCCTACGCCTATGCGTGGTTGGAGAGATCGCACGGATACGGTCACATGAACGTCATCATCAGTTTGGCCGGAAAGAACGAGTATCGTCGGCCAGAGGGCTGCATCAAGATCAGCAGTCAGATCGGCGGTGAGGGGGAACAAAGCGAGCGCATCTACGCTGAGCGTTTCGGATTCGACCAGCGTTACGGGCACGGTAGCCTTGAAGAACTCGAAGCAGGCGTTAAAATCATGCGCAAGATCGAGAAGCGCATGAAGGAAATGTACGAGACTTATGGCATGCCCAAAACTCACGCTGAATTCTGCCAACGCATCCTGGTTGCCTCTGGTGCCAAACAGCTTATTGTCGAGCCGAACCATTGGGCAAACGGCAGCGCGATGCGTGACAAGGAAATGGTGGTGGTGAGCGCGGCATCGGCATACAAGCTCGAACAGATGGAGAAGGAACTTCTTTCGTTTTTCTCGCGAAAGGCAGTGTAAGTCATGGGTGAGCGAATGGACGAAGACTACGCATTCGAGCGGCAGCGCGCCATCGACCAGACGCCATTGCCAGAAGATCCGTTCGGCCATTACGAGATTTGCGAAGAGTGCCCCGACCGTGGCGCTGAAATAGTCTGCGCACCTGGCGGCGGTGTCGTTTGTTCCAAGAAGTGCGGTTGGTGGTTCTGTTATTAGAGCCTATAGCGCCCGATCATAATCACCATATCGACAACGAAAGGGAACCGAAATGGTAGCCGAAAACACCGCGACTGTAGCCGAAAACACTTCGATTGAAGTCACCCGTGAGCAACAGGCCGAAATCTACCGCGCGGCATTCAATCAGGTCTGCAACAAGACCGACTGGAAACTGCCGATTGACTGCATCGTGCCGTGGGACTTGGCGAATTTGTATATGCAGGCAATCGAGTTCATGACGGGCAGCAAAGCGAAGGGCGAGGCACTGACAGGCAACCGCTACTGGCTGCGCGCAGCCGGTTACTACGTCGCAACGGGAGAGTAGCCATGAAAGTAAAGGTTTGGCGCGTTGAGCATCGCGACAATGGGCGGATTGGGATGTACAACAAAGAGTACCATGCCTTCATTAACGCAACAGAGGGTGACTGCGACGCAACCGCAACCGAAAAGCACCCATCGCCGATGACGGATGACCCACTCGGGTTTTGGGATTTGGGCAATAGTTGCGAGTGGAATTTTGGGTTTTCCTCGCTTGCCCAAATGCGCAACTGGATTTATAAGGCAAAGTGGCGGCGTAACCTGGCGAAGCTCGATTTCGTTCTCGCATGCTACGAAGTTGATGCCGAACACTTTCGTCGAAGCAACTTTCAGGCAATTTTCTGGTTCGATATGGCAGAGCGAATCGAGGTGCGCGATGTCGATTATGCCGATAAGTCACGGGTGAAATCATGAAAGCAATCTATCCGATCATCAACGTCCTGTGCCTGCTGATTCTCGCGCCATTTGGGATGTTCGCCGACTGGCTGCGCGAAAAGGCAAAGCAGCGCTGCGATCACGAAGTCGAGAATGGCTGGTACTTGATTAAGGGTATCTGCAAGAAGTGTGGGGAGGAACTGAAATGACCAAGTACCCGAAACTGGCGACGGCGTGTGGCCCGCGCGGTGCTGCTATGGGCCGCTGCAACGAAGTGCATGACCGCGATCAGCCGATCAAGTTGCGGCTCTACCGCATGCCCATGATCGACCACGACTACGATCAGGGCGGTGCCTATTGGGGCGCCGGGAACGCCAAGGTTGGCTTCATGTACCACGCATTCGGGGATGGGCAGAAGTTCGTCAATGAGGTCTTCGTGCGTGCCGTTGATCGCCAGAAAGCGAAGGAAGAGGTGCTGCGTCAATTACCTAAAGCCAGGTTCCACCGGTAACAATAGCATCATCGACAACGCAATGACGAAGGGGAAACACCATGTCCGAAGCACTGCTCAAGCTGATCCGCAACCTGTCGCTAGTCGGTTTCGGAGAAGAGCGCCTGAAAATCGAGAAACTTAGCGAGTATCAAGGCAGGCCGAACGACCGCGAAGAGTACGAGGTCTCGGTTGTTGATCTGCCGCAGGGCAGTACGGTGACGGTGCTGGTCACGGATTTCTGGCGCTACCCCGGCATCCCGTGCTACTTCGTGAATTTCAGCCATACCGATGGCAACTTCATGGCGTGCATGGGCACTCCGCACATCGAGCAGGCGCTGTTCGACCTCGGCGCGTGCATGCACATGATCCCGCCCATTTCCGAAGACTGACCCTCAGAATTCAAACATTACACGGGAGACCGCCATGAACGTAGAGCAACGCCAAGAAATCGAACGCAAGGTCGTTCGCCACCTGATTCGCACCATGAAGAAGCATGGCTGGATCATCACCAGGATTGACGACGGAGGCGACCCCGATGAAGACACCATCGATCCTAACGAAGAACAGGCGATGGACGCAGTGTTCGCGGTTGACGCTGCGGCAATCTACTTTCACAAGGCTTTCGGCGAAAAGAGAGGGGCTACGCACCATGTCCAAATCATTCTCGGCAACGACGGCTACGACGCGATTGCTGATAATTCGTGTTCCAAACTGCACCCGATGGATGACTTCGCGGTGGTGATGGAAACCGAAGTGCAGCCCTACTGCGACAAGCAGGAGGAAGAGTGCAGCTAAGTCAGCCGTGACAGCGACACTACAATAGAACCATCGAACAACGAACGGAGAAAACCATGAGCCTTATCGAACGAATCACGGCAGAAAAGCTGCTCGCGCACGGTCGGCTGCTCAGCAAATTCATGCCCAACAGCCAGCGCCTCACTCTCAAGCAGAACTTGCGTTCGGAAGAGGGCGAATACTTCGCGAAGCTGGTTATTGATCTGGACAAGCGGATCTCCGAAATGCCGCACACGTACCAGACAGAGGCAATCGAGGTGCCCGACAAGATCGTGCATCTGCACTACTTTCTCGGCAACATCGATGCCTGGATCATCGAGAAAGATATGTACTGCGACCGTGGGTCTCCACAGCTTCAGGCATACGGAAAGGCCACGCTGTACGGTTATGGGTTCAACAGCGCCGGATGGGGCTACATCAGCATCCAAGAATACATCGAAAGCGGGGTCGAGCTTGATCTGTACTGGACACCCAAGCCCGTGAAGGAATGCAAGTGATGCTCGACGCACTCGCGGAAGCACTGCATGAGGGTCGCCTAGTGTGTCTGATCGGTACGCCAGAGGCGTGGGTAGACACGCTTGGGCGTGTAGAGGCGCGAATGAGGTATTTGTATGGCTAAGTACATCTGCAAGGTGCCGTTCATCGACGATATGGGCAGCATTTCGTCCTTCCGTGTTCGTTCGTGCAGGTCAGAAAGCAAGGAAGAATACGCGCTTTGGGCCATCAACAAGATGCGCGATCACGATGGTTTGCGGCACATCCGTAAGTTGCCTTACGGCACAAAGTTCGAGGCATGCGATGACTGAAGGCGGCGTAAAACCAGAAGAACTCGACGTTTCCCTCAACAGTGACCAGCCAATGCGCTGCCCGCTGTGTCAGAGCAGAACGGACTTCATAGAACAACACGGGCAACAGTTGCATTGGTGCCTAAACGATCAGTGTAAGCTGATCTTTCTCGCAGAAGATGACTAGGAGCAAGACATGAAAAAGACTGTTTTGATTTTCGCCCTGATTGCCACCAGCGCCATTGGTGCCGATGCGCCCAAAACGACCTATGTTGGGCAGGGAAGGTGGGTCTGCTCGGGATCGACTGCCGCGTGTGCGCAGGTTGATGCCAACAACCGCAACGAAGCTGCGCGTCGTGACTACGACTACCAGCGCCAGCAGGATCGCGCCCAGGAATCCATCGACAAGCAGCGTCGCGAAGAGGAAGCTCGGCGCTACAAGCGCTACTAAGGCACTCAGTCACGGGTGAGATTGGTGGGCCTCACCCGTGGTTTCATAATGACCATATCGACAACACAACAATGGGAACGAAATGCTACTGAAAGTCAAGATCGAGGGCCGCGACACCAAGAACGGTGCGGGCGTCGCCTTAGTGCATGACTACACGCTGCACATGCTGGTCTATAACTTCTGCGAGTCCGAGAACCACACGGGCAAAGCACCGCCCGAAGGCCGCATCGAAGTGGGTCAGTTGCCCACGGCGTTAGCGAATGCCCACTCGTTCAAGCACGGCATCTGCCCGCTCGAAGAACAGGTTGCCGTTGATCTGGTCGCCACGCTGCTCAATCACGCGAAAGCCTACGAATGCGCGGTGGTCTGGTCGAAAGTGTAATCGGCGTGCCCGCAAGGGCACCCAAAGAACAAAGCGTCGGAAGCTCCCCAGCACGGAGGGGTCAGACTAGGCCGGTCTGTCGTAGCGTGTGTAATGCCTATGCACACGGCGTTTTGTTCTTTGGGGTCTTAACAAACGAGGCAAATCATGGGAATTGCAACCTGGAAGAAAGAGTTCTACCCGCCGATCAGCAAGGTCACTCGCGCCAATGCAATCGATCACTCGCTGAAAAAGTGGATCGGACTGCGTGAAGAGAACCTGAAACGACACGACCTCAAGTTGTCCAACTTCACGGTGTATGGCACAAATGGCAATTCGTTCTGCATTGATGAAACCACATGCTCGCTTTGCCGAATCAACGATTCGGACTGTTACAAGTGCGAGTTCGTAACTCTCGATGGCCCAGGCACTTGTCGCTCAGAGTTTCTGCGAATAGGAACCCGCACTAACTACCCGGCAACTCCCGAACCGATGATCGAACGCCTCGAAAAGCTCAAAGAATTGAAGGCGAAAAAGACCGCCAAATAACCGAACACTTTCATGGTGTACTCCATTAACCCTGGCTTCGGTCAGGGTCTTTTTTCGACCCGCAAGCCGTGGCGGTTGCAACTGTCATGTAAGTCATTGTTTTTAATGGATATTATCGGCACCGTAGGCATGCTTGAAACAACCGCGATGCAACCGGGATACAACCGCATATAGCCAATCGCTATCCAGTGTTGGCAATCAATAACTTTCGGTAATAAAGCACCAACCGCACGGGTCTTTCAAGGTACGGCAAGGTAGCCATATAGAGAAAACATCCGCAAACGCACGGTCACAATAGCAGCATCAGAACAGGGGAAGTAAGCCATGAAAATATTCTCGACCATGAAAATCGAAGGCCCGAATGTGGTGGTTCGCACCTACGCGGAAAAGCGAAACGACATGGACGATAAAGTCTGGATCGAAGGGATGGAGTACAAATTCGCCAAGCGCTTGCTTTCCACCAAACAGGTCTCGAAAGAGAAGGCAATCGAAGTCCTAAAAAACTCAGGGGTAATGGCAAATGCAAATGTCTAAAGCACTCGACATCATCGGCAGGGTAACGGGATTCAGCGACAGGGATACCCAAAGGCTGATCGAGAATGCGTTCGCATTCTATCCAACCGAAGAGGGTGTCACCGAACGTCACGTCGAACTTGAGGCAATCAAGCGTGCCCGCGAATTGGGTTTGATGGCATGAGCTTGATTCCGCCGCCACCAGGCTACTCGTTTCTCAGCATCGGCGAGGTCATGACAACGGATGACCGCTACCGCTCAATGAGCGGAACCGAATGGGAACCTGTCAGAGCGCTTGCTGGTGGGAAAGTCAGCGAACATTTGTATGGCCGTATCGCCCGCAAGACCAACAGTCCGAAAACTCCCAAACAGACAATGGCAATGGCAACCAAAGAAGGATGGGGAACATGGTAAATCCAACCCAGGCACCAAAAGAACAACGAATCAACGAATGGATCGAATACCTGAACACAACAGATCCAAGCAAACTCGAAGAACCAGCGCAGAAGACCACGGAAGTAATAGTGCAGAAGAAGGCTACAGACAGCTACGGAACAACGTAACAGCCTAAAAAGCAACCGCAACGTAAAGAGGAAGAACAAAGACAACCACAGTATTCCACGACCTTTAAATGAAGAGGAAGAACAAACGCCCACCAACAACACCTCGACAATGTAAGGGAAGGAACAAAGACCTAAAGGCTTGAATATCTTCAAATGTAAGAGAAAGAACAAACACCTAAAGGCGAACAATGTAAGAGGAAGAACACCCACCACCAATAACACAACACCTGGCATTCAACGATACAACAATGAAGGCACTCAAGAAAGGCACTCAAGAAAGGCACGCAAGACTTAACAATGAAGACTTAACAATGAAGACTTAACAATGAAGACAATGAAGACTATGAAGACTTAACAATATAAGGGCTATGTGCAATATAAGGTTTGGCGCGCAAAATTTGTGTCAATTGTCTTATTCCATCACGAAATCTGTGAATTTTCCCTTTCCTTATCGATTTTGGTTATAAGAAACGGCTAGTCAGCCATACAGAGGCAAATCCAGAAGTGGGAAAACACTACCAAAAACACCCCGGAATTGAGGCAAAAGTGGGGAATTGAAGAAATCGCTCGCCGAGTGAGTAAAGCCAAAGTGGGAAATTGTGCCAATTTGGCCCCAAAACGTGAAATATTTCACAGTCTCTTGGAACCAGGCAAAGGCACTGGTGACTGAACGGTTAAAATTCAGTACCGGCCAACCCGGCAGGCAACAACAAAAGGAGCCAGTATGGCAACGCAAGACCTCGTAATCGAATACGGCCTTAACGGTGATACGCACAGGGTCATCAGCCGAAACATGGATGAAGAACTATTGAGCAGCCTCAAGGAAGAGGGTTTCTTCGACTACATGCGTGAGTGCTTTGCCAAGGCGGGTGCAACGATACACAAGATGGCGATGGTTGAACGGATGGAGATCGAGATCAGCTAAATCAGCCGTGACTGCGCTCCCATACTGTGAAGCATCAACAACGGGAGCGCATCATGTACGAAGTCACCATCGAACTATTGAAAATGAGCGGCTGGTTGGTAGGCGCAATCTTCGTGGCAGTGGGTGTTGCCATGTATGGCGATATTGAGGTGTTCTGATGGCAGAGGAATACGCCGAGAAACTGGTGCCATTTGGTTTATTGAATGTGCGTGATCGATTTCATTGTCCGTACAGTGGCGTGCAGTACGAGAAGGTGGATGAAAGAACAGCGAGGCTGACATACGGAAAGATGACCACCCATCAATTTCATCCAGAAGAATTGGTGAAATACTGAGTACGGCAGGGCAACCATACGGCTGTGTTTCCATATACAGCCCAGGTTCCTTGAGTCTTTCTTTCCAAGGCCCACAAATGGGGTCTTTCGTTCCCATGTTAGGGTCTTTCCAACATAGGCACACGGTTGTTCCAATTGAGGCACAGCGTTGGAGCGTGTTGAGCGCTGTAGGGTAGGGCGATACCTACCCAGCGCTTGCCAAACGCAACACAGACGCACTGTGACAGCCGTAGCGGTACTTTCAAACTGTGAAACATGCAGCGACGTGCTGCGGTTCTTAGGGAGTTTGAAATGTCTGCCAGTCTGAATGCCAAGTTGATGAAGATGCTGAAGAAGATCGGGCCTTACGTGGGTGTCCGTTATCTGCGTAATCAGGGCGTTCCCTTCCATCAAGCGCATTGCATGGTGCTTGGTCACATTCCTCGTTTCAAGTAAGGGGAAGAGCATGAGCCGCGATTACTACATGCCGACCTACGAACTCAACCTGGAAGCGCTGTCCGATGTTGATGACCTTCCTGGTGATGAAGATCTCGGGGGCGATCCCTACGAGGAAATGCAAATGAAGGCAGAGATCAAAGAACTGCGGGAGCGGCAGAAGAACAAGTCGCTTCGCCATCGTCAGTCTGATTGGTACTGATCCAACAAGGGTACGCAGCTTGCGTACCTGGATCTGCAAAGCGTGAGCCTCGGCTGGGTGGCATGGTACGGCTTGCTGTCCATATACGGCGGTGATCCAATATACGGCTTAGTTTCCATACAGAGTGAAGAATCCAAGTACGGTCGGGCCAGTTGAGAACCGTCCTTGTTTGAGAGTTGTCCTCATTTCGACATCCATCGAAATGAGAATGGGCCGCATATTGCGCTTCCACTATGTAGTGCTTTTGCTACATAGGGTTTCCACTATATACATGCAAGCCTCGTGCCCGGTAAATATGCGTGCATTCATGCACCTGATTTGTGCATGCCCTTAAACACTATGCCAATGCGCTGCCTTGCGTTTTTGGTCGCTTTGGTACTAGGGCATTAGTTCATTGTCATTCGTCGATCCTGACGAAGATCGTTGCAGCACAAGGGTTTCCGGGCGCTTAAAATTCACTTTGCATGCGCAAAATATATTTTCGATTTTTCGCATTATTTTTCTTGCGTGCGCTCTGTTTTTCGTGCTAATCGCGCATGCGCCCATGTCACGTTACAAGTGCAAAGCGTGAGAATGATTCTCATAAACAATCGCCGGTTTAATGCACTTTTTTATTAAAAAATGCTTGCACTGTTTCGAAAGTTCATGAGACTATTTGTCTCAAGCAAGGGGCAAACGAAATACCCGCCCCAAGTGAGCAAGGGAGTCAGGTTCAATCTCTGACGGGGTGCCCTGAACTAGCAAGCGCTTTTGGTGCATGCTCGAACAATGTTCTTTTAAACAAAAAACAAACCAACCTTTTTTTTACATAGGGAAATCACCATGAAAAAGCAAACCAACAAAATTATCGTTACGATCAATTCTGCATTCGTGCAACAAGCTGAACGTCTGAACGCGAAGGGCGCAACGCCGGGCGACATCAAAGCGATTCTACGCTTTGCAAGCGAAGGTAATTGCGAATTCGTCGCGGGCGCTTTCGAGGGCGAAACGGTCGCGAAAATGACGAACCAAAAAGCCCTTAAGCGTCTCGCTCAAGCGGTCGCATTCGTCGCGGGCGATATGGTCGCGGGTTTCGACAAAGCCACCGCGTTGATCGTTGCAAGCATTGCGCAATCGAAAGATAAAACAATTAACTTTCAGAATATGCGCTTTGCAATGGGCGGTACGGGCGATGAAAACACCGCAGCAATTAAGGGCGTTTCCCGTGCCCGTCTCGCTAAGTTCCTGGGTAGCATACCGAACGAGGGAACGCGGGTTAGTCAATGTTCCCGCACTGTGGGCACGGGCGGTTTCTTGGGTGCCCTTGGGATTGTGCGCTCTGTCGATAAGCATTCGTTTGAAGTGGTCAATGCTGCGCACCCGTTCTTGGTCGCTTATGCGATGCGTCTCGAAACAATGGGCGATGAAACCTTCGCCCTTCTGACTGCTGAAAAATAAGTCACTTGTAACTAACCACAAGGGCGCCCACTACGGGCGCCCCTTCTGCTAAGAAAGAAAGAAAATGAACATCTTCGAATTGATCGGGAAACGCTCTGTAATCGCTTCTAGCACGCTTGTTGATACCAGTGCAGCAGAAGAGAAAGAAAGCGCAACTGAGAGCGCCCCTGTAGCATCTACGGGCATCCCTGCAAAGGGGCGTCACTCATGCAGTGCAGCAGTTGATGACATGAGCGAGATAGAAGTTCATGAATTGCTAATGAATAGCGCTGACATAACGCTTGATCTTTTGAGCTAATCAGCGTATGGGACAATGGGTGATAGGGAAAACCTATCACCCCACAAACCCGATAGTCTTAGACAATTTTCACCTACCCCGAGCGGATCGTCGGAAATTTTTTTCCACAAGAATTGCCTTCCTTATAGTTTGCCTTCCTTATAGTTTGCCATCAGTATAGTTTGCCATCAGTGCGACCGCGAGATTCCCTTCCTTATAGTTTGCGATTGCCCACGGTTCGACGACCGCATTCCTTATAGTCCTGGCACAAGATCCAAGGCATATACCGATCCTTATACTTCGGAAGTAGAACAAGAAGTATTCGGAATTCGGGAACAGCGAACGCACCAAAAGGAAAGGGGCCGAAGCCCCCATTGATCCTTACAGTTTGGCGTGGCCCGAGGCTGGCGCCTCGACCCGTAGCCTTACCAGCTTCCCCAATCTTCTGGCTTGGGCTTCTCTTCGCTGTAGCGCTCACCATCAGTCGGTATTTCATTAACAGCGCCGCCGTAGTTCTCCATCTTCTTGTATTCCTGATAGTGCTTCTTCACGTAGCTTTTGCTGTTGCGACCACCACTAAGACGCAATGCACCGCTGGGAATGCGAACGCTTGTTGAGGGATCGCGTCCCCAGTCCATGTCCGCCTCCTTGCTGCGTTGGGTTGCCTGGGCGAGAAAGTCTTTGAAGGTTGAGATTGCCATTACCAACTCCCTGCTAGTTCGCTGTTCATCGCGGGCGGCGCTTCACCCGCAGACACTTCATTTGGCTCGTCAGGGGTTTTGGGTTTTCGAACCGCTTCTGCCCTCCTTGCTGCCCTTTCGAATTTCAGAGCTAGGTCATCGTCAATCGCCCGCTTGAGTTTTTCCATGCTAAGAGCGACATCATCCAGCTTTACTTTAGAGGCATCGAGAGCGCTGATGGAGATTGAGGTGGGATCGCCCCTTGTGATCTCACCGTACTTGTCCACTGAAGCGCAGCTAGGCGGAACACTGCGGAACAGACTGAGTTCGTCTTCCGTGTAGCCACTCTTACGAAACGTCAGTGGTGACTTAGGTTCTTTCGGCATCGTGATGTAGTCGGAGAATTCCTTGCTCATGATTCCGCCAGGATGTCCCTTATCGTCGAGAAACGAACGAAGCAGTCCTGCCCAATCTTTAGTTTCGCTCACCAGCTTGCCCATCCTTTTTTGTCTTTCGAAGGAGCGTCTTCGACCGTGGTTGTCGATTCGCTGTACGAGAAGCCGCCTTCGTCTGTTTCGAAAATTGCGATCTTGCTTTGAGGATCTTCCTTGTGTTCTGCGCACCAGGCATCAACGTGCTTTTCGAGTTCCGCGAGCATTGCGGTCGAAACGTGCTTGTTGATGATCGCGAGTGTTTCGGGAAGTTCTGTGATGCTGTCTGCGCCCTTTGGCGGGTTCGCGAGCATTCTGTAGGTTGGCTTGAACCCAGTCTTGTTGAAGATCGCGAGCATGTCGATTACCCAGTGAAGGTGGTTGTCGAATGCTTTTGGGTACTTCGCGAGAATGAGGCCGACAGTTTCCATGCAGTCTTTGTCGGTTGCGGGAATTGCAGACCTTGGCGATGGGGCTTCCGCAGCTTCGGGTTCGATGTCCTTCAGACTTTCGAGCGCTTCGAGGTCTTCTTCTGTCAGGTAGTCTTCGCTCATGATTGCTCCTTCTTGTTCAGGATCTCGGCAAGCTGCTCGGGCGTGTAGCCCTTGGTGATGTCGAGAATTTCACGCTCTTTCTTGTGGCGCTGTGCAGCGCTCGGGAATAAGTCATTGTAGTGGTCGGAGATAACCTGCTTGATCTGCTCGTCACGAAGAGCGAGCAAGCAGGCGATCAGGCGGGCATAGCTGATGTCGAATTTTTCAGAAACCTCTTTCAGCCTGGCCGGTGTTGCGCTGTCGAATGCGATGGTCATTCGTGTGATTTGTGACATTCTGTTCCCCTTGTTTGTGCTTGCATGTTTTTGATTATAGCAAGCATGCAGTTTATGCTGCGACTTTTTCGCGCATTTGTGCAAGGTAGCCGATCTTGTGGTCGCCAGAGTCATGCGGGTGTTCGGGGTCTTCTTCTGCGCCTTGCTGTTGCTGACCAGCGAATGCCATAGCCATCATGGTGTTCGAATCGACTACGGGCACGTTCTGTAGTAGAAGAAGCCCCATAACGGTAAGGGGGTTGTTCGTGACCCACCCTAGCAGTCCGATCATCACGACGATCAGGCAGTTGAGATAGACGATGGGCAAACCTTGATTTGGTATCATTTGTGTTTCCGGTTGGTTAGGCTGCTCGTTTGAATCCGAGTCCTGCGAAGTCGAAGTCTGGAACGATGTTTTCATTGAATCCCTCTGTGCTTTCGATGATGAAGCGACGCTGCTTGTAGTGCGCCTTGAGGTGCGTGTTGAAGTCGTCTGCAAAGTCGATGATGAACGCGACGTTTGGCGATCCGTCCTTCTTTTCTCGAAGACCGCGACCGACACGCTGGCGCAGGGCGACTTCTGCTTTCCCGCCACCCGCGAGAATGACCATGCCGACCGCTGGAACATCGACACCGACATCCATGATCGTTGTCCCGATCAGAACGTCGATTTGCTTGTTGCCCAGCTTCGCAAGGCAGCGCTCGCGTTCTTCCTGGTTGTCGTCCCCGTAGATGTACTCAGCGCGGAGACCGGCGTTGCCCATAAGCTCGCACAGGACGTTCCCATGCTCTTTTCGCTGCACCAGAACCATGATCGACATGCCGTAACGCTTTGCGCGCAGACACTCGGCGACAATGTGCTTGTTACGCATTTCGTGCCCAACGATCCCAACCTCAATGGCGCGCTGCCAGGGAGTCGAGCGATACAGCTTTTTGGGTGGTTCCTTGAGTGTGACGTACTTGAAGTAGGGTTTCGCGAGAATGCCGCTGTCGATCAGTCGCTTTTCGGTGACTTTGATCGCAATTGGGCCGGATGACGCCATCAGACGCATGTTTGCCTCTTCATCATCCTTCATGAAGGGCGTTCCGGTCAGCGCCAGGCGGTAGTGAGCGTTCTTGCAGTGACGCAGGATCTCAAAATAGCTGTTTCCAGACGCTTCATGTGCTTCTTCGAGAATGACAAACTCGAATGTCGAGAGCGCCTCGATCATTTTCTGTCGGCGGGCGACCTGGCGCTGCTGAACCGCGCTCAAATCCTTCGGATCTGGTTCTTTCAACCATGCCATGATGGTTTGAACCATGCCGCAAGTCACCTCGCGGGAGATTTCGAGGTTTCCATCACCCAGGATTGCGACTTTTTTGTTGATCGACTTGAATGACTTCGCCATTTGGTACATCAGCACCCCTCGCGTAGTCAAAAACAGGGTAGGGCGACCGATTCGGGCTGTGGCGAGCTTAGCGATGCGTGATTTCCCACCACCGGTAGCAACTTGGGCGATGATTTGCCCGTGTTTTTCGAGCTTTTCGACCACTTCGGGCTGGTAGTTGTAGCGTTCCTCTTCGGGAAAAGCATCAACAACGGTTTTTTTCGGGCCTAGCGGGGTAGGGAAGGGCTTTTTGACGACCTGAACCTTGTAGCCTGCTTTTGTCAGCGCCGAATAGACGTAGGTGACGAAGCCTCGCGGGAAAGTACCCGCTGCGTAGTCAAGAAACGACGAACGCCCGTCCCAATCGCTCGACTGAAATGCAGCCATGTGTTCGCAACCGGCGACGCGGTAGGACAACACTCGCTGAACCTCAAGTTTGACCTCTCTTGAAGCCCCTATGAGCTTTGCCGTTACTGCATTGTGCGCGATCTGGACGATTGTCATTTATTGCCTTATACCCTATTCTCTGCTAAAGTCAGCCGTGACTTAGTATTCTATCGAACTATAAGGCCAAATGAAAGCATGACCATGTTGAAAATGATCGATGCTCCAATCGATTCGCTCAAGCCGAATCCCTGGAACACGAATGTCGTAACACCAGAAAACGAACAGAAGATCGAAGCCTCACTGAAGCGTCTCGAATTCTTCCGCCCGATTCTTGCCCGCAGATTGCCTGACGGCATGCTTGAAATCATCGGTGGCGAACATCGATGGTCTGTCGCTAAGCGCATGGGGCACACCTCCATTCCTGTAATCGACCTCGGCAGCATCACCGATCAGAAGGCAAAAGAGATCGGGCTGGTCGATAACGGTCGATATGGTGAAGATGACCCGCTTTCGCTGGCAGAGCTATTGAAGGATCTTGGCGATACAAGCGAAATTCTCAGCTTCATGCCCTACTCGGGCGACGAACTCGAACACCTGTTCTCTGCATCAAGTATAGACCTCACAGACCTGGATATTCCCGAAGATGACGGAACGATCCCGCGCCTGCCCGAAATGAAGGGAACCGCGACGCACCAGATCATGCGTTTCAAGATTCCTGTTGAGGACTCTGACTTCATTCAAAAGCTGATCGAACTGACGATGAAGACGCAGAACTTCACGGACGACGACTCGATGACCAACGCGGGCAACGCACTGGTTCATCTGCTCAAGGGAATCAAGTAATGGCACGCTTCCCCGATTGCGAAAGCTGCGCGTTCTACCACGTCGAAGAGGCTATTTGCGACGAATGCAATGACGCAGATCAGTGGGAGCCTGACGACCCAGGCGCACTAATGCAGGAAAAGGGGGAGCGAAAGCTCCCAAGAATCAGAATCCACAAAGATTGGAAAATCGCAGCATGAATATCGATAACAAGCAGCCCGTGCTGCGTGACATCACCACCATCTACCCGTACCCGCTGAATGCCAAAAAGCACAGCAAGGAACAGGTTGCCCGCACCGCTGCGTCAATTCGCAAATTTGGCTGGCGAGGCAATCCGATCATTGTCGATTCTTTTGGCGTAATCATCGCAGGGCACGGTCGTCGCCTTGCTTCTATCGAGCTTGGTTTGAAGCACGTTCCTGTCGTCGTGGTTGATGACATGAGCGCGGAAGAGGCGCGCGCGTTCCGCCTGGCGGACAACCGTGCTGCAATCGGTGATCTCGACAACGACATCCTCCAGGAAGAACTGATCGATCTCGGCGACATCGGCAGCGACTTGCTCGGCGACATCTTCGACAAGAAGGAACTCGACTTTGCGGTGGCTGACATCATGACGATCAACGAAGACGTATTCGTTGGCGATCTCGACACGGTGATGGACGAGCAGCAAGCGAACACCAACGAGAAGATTGAGGCGTCGGGAAGCAAGCGCGTTGCAATCGCGAAGGCGCTTGGCTTCAAGGAAGTGAATGGTTCCGACCTGATCTACATCAATCGCTTCATGGCTCAACTGGAAGCAGAGAGCGGCACCCGCACGGGCGAAGAGGCATTTATGGAATTCATCAAGCGCCTTGTCGGAGAAATCAGTCATGCGTGACCAACATTACAAGAATGTCCCAAAGACGGTTCGTATCGGCTGCTATCAGTTCCGCGTCGAGGTTCATGAATTTGAGGACGCAGAAGCAGACGGTGCGTTCGGTCACATGAACCCAATCAACCAAAAGATTCGCCTGCGACCTGGCATGACGCCACAAAACCTGGCGAACACATTCATCCATGAAGTGCTGCACGGCATTCACTGGTGGCATTGCTGCGGCGAATCGCCAGACGACCCGGAAGAGGAATACACCACCAAGGGTGCGAACGGTCTGTGTGCATTTTGGCAGGACAACCCAAATGCTGTTGCCTGGTGGCAGAGCTTGCTGACATTCAAGGAAAAGCAATGACATTCCTGCTTATGACAATGCTGCTTGCCCCGTTTGCACTTTCGCTTGTGTTCATCATCGCCGTGTCAAAGGGGCCGAAACCGTGAGCGACATCTACCTAATCGACAAGCGATCAGGAATCTACGCAATTAAACACAAAGATAGCGGAAAGATATACATCGGGAGCGCGGTTAATTTATCAAGACGAAAGCGCGAGCATTTCCGAAAACTTAGAAGCGGGATTCACCCAAACCCAAAATTGCAGAACTCGTGGAGCAAATATGGGGAGGATTCATTTGAATTTGTCATTCTGAAATACTGCGTGCGAGAAATGCTTATCGAGACGGAGCAAAAATTTATTGATGAATTTAACCCTGTAGAGACGGGATTCAATATTCTAAAAATCGCAGGAAGCACGATTGGGTACAAACATACTGACGAGACAAAAGAGCGATTATCCAGAGCAAATACCGGATACAAACATACCGAAGAAGCAAAGGAGCTAATGAGGGGTCGCATCGTTGGTGAGCATACAAGACATGCGTTATCTCAGGCACACGCAGGAAAAGAAATGCCAAGAGAACAGCGTTTAGCAATAGGAAATGCCCATCGCGGTCGCAAGCGCACGCCTGAAGAGTGCGCTGCAATATCTCGCGGGAAAACCGGAACAACCAGACCACCAATTACAGATGAAACAAGAGCAAGAATGCGTGCCGCGCAATCCGCAAGAAGAGCAATGGAGAAAGCAAATGTCTGAAAATTTGTATGTTATCGACAAGCGATTCAAAACGCACGTTGCCCGCTCTTCGCGCATCCTGGAAGTTGCAGAGTCCTTCGGGATCGGCCTGGACGACAAGGAATTCGTCATCTTCGACAACCTGGAACTCGAAGTGAGGCAGGGCGATGTCGTCTACATCACAGGGCAGTCTGGTTCCGGCAAGTCCCTGTTGCTCAAGGATCTCGAACGACAGATGTCTGAGCGCGGCAAGAAGGTCATCAACCTGGATCACGTCGAGATCGACAACAGCCGCCCTCTGATCGACCAGATCGGAACAAACACGAACGACGCGATTCGCCTGCTTGCCCAAGCTGGCATCAACGATGCCTACCTGTATGTTCGCCGCCCGAGCGAACTGTCTGACGGCCAGCGCTATCGATTCCGACTTGCGAAGGCAATCGAGACGAAGGCGGACGTGTGGGTTGCAGACGAATTCATGGCCGTTCTTGACCGCACCGCAGCGAAGGTCATTGCCTACTCGGTTCAAAAGACCGCGCGCAAGGCCGGGGCTACGCTGATCGTCGCAACGACGCACACAGACATGGTTCAAGACCTTGGGCCTGATCTCTACATCGAAAAGCGCTACCGCGAAAAGCTGCGCATCGAGGCGGTTGAAAGTGCCGCACAAAAGGTCGCGGAACGACAAGTTACCCGTGATGAACTCAACGAAATGCTCCTGAAGGTGATGTAATGAAAGTAGTGATTTTTACCAGCCCAACCTGTATCCCGTGCCGCCAACTCAAGCCGACGCTTATGCGCCTGCAAGAAATGCACGGATTCGAACTTCGAGTTGTCGAGGCGTCCGCCGAAACGCAAGCTGAATTCGAGCGCTATGGCATTCGCACCGTCCCTACCGTCATTTGTCTGAACAAAGACGGCGAAAAGACCAACGCATTTGTTGGCGCACAGGGCGAAGCAATGTGTGAAAACTACCTGCGCAAATGGGAGGTCATCAAGTGAGAAAGGCAGTTCGCGAAGTGATGATCCTAATCGCAACCTTCTTCCTCTTCACGATCTGGCATTACCCAGGCGATGATGATCTGCCGCCGCCACCTGGCGCAGTAACGGCATGACGCATACGCTCGCCGACTATGGGCTGATGTACGTCGCAAGTTTCGCGATGGTCTTCCTGCTCGGACTACAGTCGAAGAACGTCATTGCCGGGCGCTATATCGCCGCGATCATAACCAGCATCGGCATTTCTACAGCGAACTTCACGTTCGTAAAGTATGCCGCCGCTGGTACGTGGCAAGCGTTTGTTGTCTGCGCTGCGGGCGGTGCTGCTGGTATTGCCGGTTCGATATGGTTTTACGAACACGTTCTTTCCAGGCGCTTCAGGTTCGCAAATGAGCCAAGGACGGTTCTGTCCGACAAGCGCGATCAGCCCGAATCGTACATTCACCTTACGACAGATCAGCTTCTCAAGGCAATCGAGGGAGCTTTAGAACGTGCGCGCAACCTCTCCAAAAGACTGGAAAAGACGTGAGCTACGAAATCGAACAAACAAGAATCGTTCGCAACAAGGACGCCGGAAAGCACAAGCTGTCCCTGCTTGACCACATCTATGTCGAATGGGGCGACAAAAGCGATTGGGAAGCCCTCTGTGAGCTTCACTACAAGGGCCACAACCTCGCCGCAGGGCCAAGGTTCATGCGATGCGTCTATGAGCATGCTGGCGAGCGTCAGTTGATCGGGATCATGGTTTTCTCGAACCCGATGCCACTCAACAAGGGGCGCAACGAGGTTTTCCCTCACATGAAGCCAAATCAGGGCGGCGGGCGCGACACGACAATCATGAACAAGCGCCGCATGCAGCAGATCAACAAGTTCATGACCTGGAACAACCGCACCGTGCTTGACACGATGTTCCGATCCGCTGGCATTGCGTATCGCTTCAAGAATCTTGCCTACCGCATGTACTGCGCTGACAAGGGCATTCGCGTTGTCGAGTCGAATTCCTCAATGGGGCGATTCAACCCATTCTCAATCAAGGCCGGGATGAAGTTCATCAAACCGAAGCCAGCGAACGCGCTTGAGGTTGGAATTGATTTCTTCAAAGCGAACTTCGTCTCCCACCCCTGCGATCAAACGGCGGTCTTGCAAGAGCTTGCAGCTATGCCTGATGGTGTTCGCGCGGTGATGGAGAGAAAGCTGAGAGAGTTCTACCAGAAGAACAGCGCTATGGAGAAGTCTGGCGACAAGATGGATCTCGGGATGTCGCGTGTGAATTCCCTGGACATCGGATACATCGTTCGACAGACGGCACAGATTGTCTTCGGGGCGACAATCTACTGGATCTTCCAGAACCCCGACATTGACAGGGAACTACCGCGCCGTCTCCCAATTCTTGCATTCGACAATCAACTACCAAATGAACCACTCAACTTGGAGGCTCTGAAATGAGCGTAAATACAGCACGCGGGCTTACCGACAAGCAATACAAGATTCTGACCGTGCTATGCCACGGAAACGGGAAAGACGAAAACGGGAAACTCATTCCATGTGATCTCGATGAATTACTGGAACGAATCGCCTACCACACAACGAAGGCTTCGATGCAGTTCTCGATCCGCGCCCTCGTCAATCACCGACTGCTGACCAAAGACCATGAGAAGCGAAGGGGTGCCAGGCGAACGATCTTGATTCCCTCCCGTGTCGCCATGCAGATGATGGGATACCACGATCCGTCCTATATCGAAGACATGGAGCTTTCGCACCTGGACATATAGTCACCCGGAGCTTACTTGGGAAGTTTTCAACATTATACATTCTGCATAAATTTTCACATTTTGAGTTTTACAAAGTTAAGAAGTAAAGAAGTTGAAGGGTGTATATATATAGGGGAATGCAAAAACTTCCCAAGTAAACGCCAAAATCTCTCTAACTTACTGTTTTTCAAGCAGATCGCGGGAGTAAAGAGAGATTTTTGCATTCCATATTCATAAAATTCTATAAGGTTGTCAATGTCATTATTTCACCAGTTTCCTGTTCTTCAGGAATTTTCAACGAAGGTCGCGGGAGGGGATTTGTTCCGCTTCAATGGTAAGTCACGACTGATTGACAATGTTGCGGAAGTAGGATACAGTCCTGCCCTGTTGCATGGTAGTTCTCCTCCGATCCTGGACGCGACCACTTCGCGTCCATTTTTTTGTCTAGGAAAAGACAATGGCTGAAGAAACAAAGCCGGAGAAAAAGCGCGCACGGGTTCGACACCTGACGGCTGCCGAGAAGGCCGAAGCGATAACTCTCTGGAAATCTGGAACGGTAACTGTCGATGACCTGGCGATTCGCTTTAAGCGTGATCGCACCACCTTCCTGCGTCTATTCAAGGAAAGTGGGATCGAGAAGGGTTCCGATAAAGCCGCTACAGAGGCAAAGGTCAAAGAGGCAGTCGATAAGCTGCTTGTTGATGATGCGACCATTCTCGCGAAGCGAATTAAGGACAGCAAGGAGGAGCAGTTTCGATACATCGATGTGATCGGCAAACTGACGTGGGACACGATTCGCCGCGCAAAGGCCGAGAATCGCGCTTTCGCCACCATTGCGACAGACCTCAAGGCGCTCGAAATGGGCACGCGCATCTTCAAGATGGTGCGTGAAGAAAAGTACATCCTGCTTGGAATTCGTCCTGAAGACGAAAACGAAGACAAGCCGCTGCCGGAGCTTGTTGTTCAGGAACTCACCGCACAAGACATCGAAGAACTGCACCAGCGTTCACTCATGGCAGATGACGAGCTTGGTCTGAATGACCCGCTTGGCGACGAAGAGCTAATGAAGGACTTGAACGAGGAAGATCGAGTCGAGGAAGACTGATGACTCCGATTTTGTCTTCTCACCTGTTTCTTCACCAGCGCCAGATGGAGGTCTTCAAGGCGCGCTCGCGCTTTAAGGTCGTCGTCGCCGGTCGTCGCTGGGGCAAGACACAGCTTTCGAAGATCAGCATTCTCAAATATGCCCGAATCAAGAATCGCTTGATTTGGTATGTTGCGCCGTCGTATCGCATGGCGAAGCAGATTATGTGGCCCGAGTTGATCGCGGCTATTCCGCGTCGCTGGATTGCGAAGATCAATGAGACGACGCTCTCCGTTAAGCTGGTGAATGGCACACGCATCGAACTCAAGGGTGCAGATAATCCCGACTCCCTGCGTGGTGTCGGTATCCACTTTCTTGTGATGGATGAAGTACAAGACATCGATCCAGAAGCGTGGTCGAAGGTTTTGCGTCCGACGCTCGCATCTACGGGCGGGCATGCGCTATTCATCGGAACGCCAAAGGCATACAACTTTCTGTACGAGCTTTATGTACTCGGGCAAAAACCCGAGAACATTCTCGCCGGTAAATGGATGTCCTGGCAGTTCCCGACGATGACCTCTCCGTTCATTCCACGCGAGGAAGTCGAGGCAGCGATGCACGACATGGACGAGAAGAGCTTCAACCAGGAATTCAACGCATCGTTCGAAACGATGTCTGGCCGCGTGTATCACCCGTTTGATCGCAAGATCCACGTAAGGAACTGCCCGTTCAATCCGCAGTTGCCGATCTGGACAGGGCAAGACTTCAACATTGACCCAATGTCGAGCGTCATCATTCAGCCGCAAGAAGATGGAAGCGTTTGGGTGGTCGATGAAATCGTGCTGCGCGGATCGAACACGGAAGAGGTTTGCGACGAGCTTGAGCGTAGATATTGGCGCAACATCGACAACGTGTTTCTGTTCCCTGACCCTGCCGGTGCTTATCGTCAGCATGCGCGCGGGGAGTCTGACCTGGACATCTTCAGGGAGCGTGGATTCAAGAAACAGCGCTTTCACCGCAAGCACCCGCCCATTGCTGATCGCGTCAATGCGGTCAATCGCATGCTCAAGGCTGCTGATGGGAAGATTCGCTTGTATATCGACCCAAAGTGTCGTCACCTGATCGCTTCGCTTGAGCAGACGATCTACAAGAAAGGGTGCCGTGAGATCGACAAGGATGCAGATGTCGAACACAGCGGCGATGCCCTTGGTTACTGCATTCACTACCAGTTCCCGGTTCGTAAAATTGAAATTGCTGGCGTGTCAATATAAGGCTTGCAAGTAAGTCACCCGTGAGGTATATTCCGCAAATGAAATCGTCCGAAGAAGCCAATCAGAGAATGCTCAAGAAGTTTCTTGAGCGCCGTCACCCTGAGTACACAGAAACCTTGCCGCATTGGGAGTTTCTGGAGGACTGCTATGAGGGTGGTCGCGAGTGGTTCGACAAAAACATCTTCCGCTACATCAAGGAAGGCGATAAGGAATACAAGGATCGCGTCGAGCGCGCATATCGATTCAACCACACCCGCGAGGTAGTGGATCTGGTCGATAAGTACATCTTCAAGATGGAAATCAAGCGCTCGGAAGATTCCCCCGAGTCGGTCAAGAAGTTCTGGAAAGAAGCGACCCTGAACAAGATGTCGATCCAGGATTACGCGAAGCGCGTGTCGAATCGCGCCTCCACCTATGGGCGCGTGTGGGTTGTTGTCGATAGCACCAGAACTGGCGAGACGGAAGAGGGCGAGACCCCGAAAGTTGTATCCAAGGCAGACGAGAAGGACGGCATTGCCCGCACCTATTCGTACATCGTCACGCCGGAGCATGCGCTTGATATGTCGTATGACGACGAAGGCGAACTGAACTGGATTCTGATTCATGAGCAGGTTCGCGATGACGAAGACCCGATCACATCAAGCGGAAAGATGATTGATCGCTATCGTCTTTGGGAACGCGACACCTGGACGCTATTCACCGCGAACAAAAACGGTCAAAAAGTCACCATCGAGGTAGATGGGCCTTACACCCACGATCTCGGATTCGTGCCTGTCTTCGCCGCGAATAACACAATCTGCTCTGACGAGCAATACACCTCACCGTCGCTGATCGATGATGTCGCATATCTCGACCGCGCCGTTGCGAACTACCTTTCGAACCTGGATGCCATCATTCAGGATCAAACCTTCAGTCAGTTGGTCATTCCGGCGCAAGGGCTTGTTCCTGGCGAAACCGGATACGACAAGCTGATTGAAATGGGCACCAAGCGCGCATTCACCTTCGATGGCGAAGGTGGCGGCAAGCCCGAGTACATCAGCCCTGACGTAAAGCAGGCGGAGGTCATCCTGGCGGTGATCTCGAAGATCGTGAATGAGATTTACCACACGGTCGGCCTGGCTGGTGAGCGTACCAAGGAAGACAACTCCCAAGGTATCGACAACTCGTCTGGTGTCGCAAAAGCCTACGACTTCGAGCGTGTGAATTCACTGCTCGCTGCGAAGGCTGACTCACTCGAAGACATTGAGAACAAGCTGTGCAAGTTTGTTGCCGCGTGGTCTGGCGAAACGGTAAGTGACGACCTTGTTTCCTACCCCGACAACTTCGACGTGCGCGGCCTTCACGATGAATTCGGAATCGCAAACCAACTGTCTCTGATTGCCGCACCAGAGAGCGTGCGTCGTCAGCAGATGGAATCCCTGATCGACAAGCTATTCCCGCAACTCAAGGCTGATTTGCGCAAGAAGATGATTGCTGAACTCAAGACATGGCCGCCAAAGCCAGAAGCAATCGACCCAGCTACAGGAAAGCCAAAACCGGAAGGATCGGCAACTACGGTGGGTGGGGTGATGAAACAGGAAACCTCGAAAGCGCAAGCCAAGAAGTCTCCGAAATAACCGGCGAGAAGTGAATCTCGCTCAAACACAACGATGACCAAGAGACTGGTCTGAAAGGAAACAAATGAACTATCTGTTGAAACGCATGCTCGGAAATCTCGGCTACATGGATCAAGCTGGTGATGGCACCGAGGGTAGCGCTAGTGGGAACGCTGGCGATGACGCCGCAAAGGCTGCCGCCGAAGCTGAAGCTGCAAAAGCCGCTGCCGAAGCTGAAGCCGCGAAAGCTGCTGCCGAAGCTGAAGCCGCGAAAGCTGCTGGCAAAACCGGCCCGAGCGACGAAGAAGCGCGTCTGCTCAAGGAAGTGATGGACAAGAAGACCAAGCTGAAAGAAGCGAGCGACAAGATCGCCGCGCTGGAAGCTCAGGTCAAGAAGTTCGACGGCATCGACGCTGACGGCGTGCGCGCCCTGCTTGCTGAAAAGCAAAGCGAGGAAACCCGCAAGCTGGAAGAAAAGGGCCAGTGGGATAGCCTGAAGAAGCAGATGGTCGAAGGCCACGAAAAGGAAAAGGCCACGCTCGCATCGCAAATTTCCGAGCGCGAAACCAAGCTGCAAAAGCTCGAAAAGAAGATCGGCGAACTCACGGTTGGCAATGCCTTCGCGTCGTCTGACTTCATCAAGAACGAACTGATCGCGCCAGGCAAGGCCCGCGCGCTGTTCGGTGCCCACTTCGAGTTTTCCGAAGATGGCGTCGTTGCTTACGACAAGCCCGCTGGTGATTCGACCCGCGTTGCTTTGGTCGATGCAAAGGGCGACCCGCTCAGTTTCGAGGCAGCTATCGAGAAGATCGTTCGCAACGATCCTGACGCTGCCCAACTGCTGAAGAGCAAGCTGAAGACAGGCGCGGGAAGCAAGACCGTAACAAACGCGAAAACCGCTGACCAACGCTTCGAGCAACCGACCGGCAAAGACCGCATTGCCGCTGCTTTGAGCAAGGGTGCACTCGGCAAGAAATAACGCTTGACGACAGGAGGCGAATGGTATATATTCGCCTCCTGATTCAGTCAGCGATGACTTACTCTAAGAGACCTGAGAAGTTGATTGCCGTGACGCAATTGAAGTGAATCCAAATTCTCTTAGAAAAGGAACAAAATGCCGCTGTTGAAAGTAGAAGCCGATAAGCTGTCGAACAACCAAATGGTTGCTGGCGTTATCGATGAAATCATCGAACGTGATGACCTGTTCTCCGTTCTCCCGTTCGTTCGTGTCAATTCCAAGGCTTATGTCTACCACCGTGAAGACACTGGCGCACAGAACAACGTCACCCAGGGTTCCGGTCTGCCGACCTTCCTCGATCCGAACGATACCGTGATCGAAGGCGCTGTGCCGTTCAAGGAAATCATCGCCAAGCTGCGCATCATCGCTGGTGATGTGGATGTCGATAAGTTCCTGCAAGAAACCGAATCCGACACCAACGACCAACTCTCCACGCAAATCGCCAAGAAGGCAAAGGCCGTCGGTCGCCTGTACCACGACGCCCTGGCCAACGGCAACAACGGTTCGAACGCCAAGCAGTTCGACGGTCTGGCTGCTCTGATGACCAACGCCGACTCCAGCGCCGCTCAAACCGTCTCCGCTGGCGGCACCGGTGCCGCTCTGACCCTCTCGATGCTCGACCAACTGCTCGACACCGTTCCGAACGGCGCCGACTGTCTGATTATGCGTCGCGGCACGGTTCGCGCCTTCCGCACTCTGATGCGTACCACTGGTGGTGGCACCTCCGCCGCTGAAGTCATGATGGAAAACTTCGGTCGCCCGATGCTGACCCACAATGGCGTGCCTATCATCGTGAATGACTTCCTGCCGGGCGTCGAAACGATGACCGCTGGTGCCGTCACCTCGCAAACTGGTGGCGCAACCTGCTCCATCTACGCTGCTCGCCTGAACGAAGTTGATGGCCTGCATGGTCTGTATGGCGGCGCCGACGCCGGTCTGCGTGTCGAGTCCATCGGCACCGTGCAAAACAAGGATGCCGACCGCATCCGCGTCAAGTGGTACTGCGGCGCTGCTCTGAAGTCGAGCAAGTCGCTGGCCCGCCTGGCTGGTATCACGAACGTCTAAGTCAGTCACGACTGACTGCCTTACAGGGGCGAGGGGTTTCCCCCTCGCCTTTTTTACATCCGAAGGAAAATCAATGAAACTGAAAATCACAGAACCGGGCTGGGAAGGCTTCTCTGGCAATCTTGGCATCGTCCTCTTCGAAAATGGCGTGAGCGTCGGTGACGTTTCGCACATCGAGGCAAACATCATCAGCGGGAATATCCGCGTGGTCGAAGAAGAGAGCGGTGAAAGCGTCGGTGCGCTTGAACTGGATGCGGATATGCAAAACAAGCCGTGCATTTCCCAAAACCTGCAAACGATGGAAGAGATTCTGGCGGGAACTCCCGTGCTTACCCCGTCCGAAGTCTCCCTGATTGCGGAACTCATGTCTGAACCGCTCAAGCAGTATTCCAAAGAAGAGCTAGAAGGTGTCGCCGACAAGGGCGGTATCGCTGCTCTGCGTGAAATTGGCGACAAGCTCGAAGTCAAGGGCACCAGTATTGCGAAGCTGATCGAACTGATTCTCGAAAAGCAAGCTCCGGCTGCACCGGTTGCTGAAATGCTGCCTGAAGGTCAGTCTGACGACGGCGCTGGCAAGAACGAAGGCGAATAACAATGCAAGCATATCTTGGCGGCACGCCCGTCACCGTCAGTATTCCGATTGTCGATGCTGACGGATTGCCAATCGTCGCTCAGTCGGTCGAGTATCGACTTATCGACCAAAACGAAACGGTGCTGGTCGCCAGGACTGCTGCTACATTCGCCGAGGGCGACGAGTCTGTAACCATTCAGATTCCCGCCCAACACAACACGCTCGCCCCTGACGAATTCAGGGCGCTGCGCGTTGTCGAGCTATACATTCTGACCGAGGTTGGAACAATCAAGTCCGAATACGGGTATCAAGTCGAGTCGGACGAGGTGCTTGTTGAGGGTGTAAATAGCTTTCAGTCGTACAACAAGGCTGTTTTTCTCTCTTACGAAATTCCCAACCTTCCAGGTTGGAACGAGAACACGAAGGCGCAACGTATCGCAGCGCTGATCGCGGCACGCAGAAACATCGAACAGCTTCGTTTTCGCTACGTCTTCGATGCGTACCAGAATCTGACGCTCGCGAGCGTCGATCAATGGAATTCCCTACCGGCTGACTTCAAGAGCGCAATCTGTCGCGCTCAGATCCTCGAAGCCGACTTTCTGCTTGGTGGTGACGCCATTGGTGAGTACCGCCGCGCTGGCCTGATGTCGATGTCCGTTGGTGAAGCGAAGCAATTCTTCCGCCCAGCAAAGGCAATCGAAGGCGCGGTCTGCAAACGTGCGATGAAAGAACTGGCGAAGTTCGTCTCCACCCGCGTTCGCCTAACAAGGTCATAACATGCCTGTAATCACAATGAACGTGCCCTGCAAGGTGTCGGTGAAGACGAGCAACGACGTTTATGGAGCGCCCAAATTCAGCGTTCCCGTGCCCTCTGTGTGCGCCATTGTGAAGCTCATGGGGAAGGTACAGCACTCTACCGTTCGCGCTGACAGCGGGGCAACCCGAGGGCATGCTGATGAACTGGTCGCGGATGCTGTGCTGTTGCTGAGCAAGAAGATTCAGCCCGAGTTCGATTCGGTCATCACCCTGCGTGGTATGCAACTCAGGGTTATTTCCGTTCGTCACCGCATGGATGTCATGGGCCGCCTGGATCATTACGAGGTCGGGTGTTCGATTGAGTGAAGTCCGATGTGACATCGAGGGCATTCTCGCCAAGATCGAACAGATCGGCGACCGTGCCCATCGCGGTGTGGCGGCCATGATGAAAGAGCAGGGCATGGTGATTCGCGACAAAGCCCGCAGCAACGCGCCTGTAGCGCCCGATGATGAAGATGGCGGGACTCTTGAGTCCGCAATCACTTGCGAATCTCAGCGCACCGGTATCAACGGTCGTTCCGAGGTGTTCGTCTATATCGACGGGTCGCGCGCAAAGCCAGATGGAACACCGGTCGGCGAATACATGCTTCTGATGCACGAAGGGCTTGCCCCGTATGGCAGCGGGTTCGCTGGCGACATCTACAACCCGAAATATCCGTACCGATACTCGCGCAAGAAGGCAGCTTCGGGACATGACGTTGGTGGCAAGTTTCTCGAACGCGCGGTTGAGGAACATCGCCCGCAGATTTACTACCGCGCCCGTCAGATCATCAAGGATTCGATCAAATGATTTTCGAGCCTCTAATCGATTACCTGGAAGAGAACATTTCGGTTCTCAAGCAGGGAAGTACGCTGTTCATCAACAAGATGCCTTTCGAAATTCCACTTGGCCTTATGCTCAAGGACAGCTTCTCGGGGATCGAGATCGATGGTGAAATTCCAGCACTGCGTCGCGGTCGCTTTCAGATGGCGGTGCGTGGGAAAAACTATTCCCAAGTGAAAGCCCTCGCGGAAGAAGCATCTGCCCTCCTGACTATGAAGGAGGTCGATCTTCCTGGAATGACCGTCAAAATCATTCGCCCCTTGACGGAACCTGTTTCATATCAACCATCTGTAGGCGGAAATACCGAATTCAGCGTGAATTTTTCGGCGATTTATGGTATAGTCGCCGAGTAAGTCAGACGTGACTTATTTCCAACTCTTTGCAAGGAGCAAAAAACGTGGCAAGTGATATTCATAACGTAAAGCTGGGCGTGTGCAAGATCAAGTTCAATGGCATCGATCTTGGCTACACCAAAGGCGGCGTCGAAGTGACCGTGAAGACCGACACCCACAAGGTGAACGTCGATCAGTTTGGCAAAACCCCGATCAACGAATACATCATGGGTCGCGAAGTGACCGTGAAGTGTCCGCTGGCAGAAACCACCCTCGATAACCTCGTCAAGATCATGCCTGGTGCCGTTCTCGTAACCGACAGCGTTACCCCGACCAAGAAGGTTGTCAACGTCTCGACCGGCGTCGGCATCAACCTGCTCGACATCGCTCAAGCGCTGGTTCTGCATCCGATCTCCAAGGCAGACATCGACGTGTCCGAAGACTTCACCGTTTTCAAGGCCGCGACCGCTGGTGCCCTGAACTTCGCCTACAAGCTGGAAGACGAGCGCATCTACAACACCGAGTTCAATGGCTACCCTGACACCAACGGCAAGCTGTTTGCCGTGGGCGATACGACCGCTATCTAATAGCATCAGTCACCCGTGACTGCGGCGGGTGCTTTCGGGCACCCGTTTTAACAACTCTAGGAGCAACAAGCAATGAAGACACTGAATCTGGATTCCCTCTCGAAATCGAAGCGCACCCTGACGCTGAATGGTGAGCAGTACGAAGTAGAGGAAATGACAGTCGAGAACTTCATCGAGACTACCAAGGAAGCAGCCGCTCTCGAAGCGAATGACAAATCCACCTTTGCCGACCAACTCGAAGCCGCAATCGCAATGATTCAGCGCTCGGTTCCGTCCTGCCCGGCGAAGTCCCTGCGCAAGCTGAGCATCGAACAACTCGTCACCATCAGCAAGTTCCTGCGTGGCGAAATGGACGATGAGGTTGCCGAATCTGCTGACGCAGAAGGTGGCGAAAAAAAGTAGTACGACCGCCAATTGAGGCGCTGGACTTTGGCTATGTCTTCTGTCGAGTCCTGCACTTCTACGGGTTGGGGTATCGCGAATTGATGAATACCCCAATCGACGCATTTTGGCTTCTGAACTCAAACGTACCGCGACTCAGCGCAGAGAAAGACATGCGCGCTCTTGAGATCGCAGCGAGCGCCCAGGCTGGCGACGCAATGAGGCAAACCCGAGAAAACCTTGTGGTTGAAATGGGCGAGATCGCCAGGGTCAATCCAATGGCTGCTGCGGTTCGCGACGAAGAAGGCTTCCAAAAGCTGAAGGCGATGGCGGCATGAAAAACTAACGAGGTTCTGAAATGAGTGTGAAGGTCGGCGACGATATTTCGATTGGTTTGACGATGGACAGTCGTGAATTCACTGTCCAGGTCAAAAACGCCGACGTTCTACTGAAAGAGCTACGCAAGTCGCTCACGGATACCGCAACAAGCACAAAGCGCGTTGAAGAACACCTGACGGGTGTCGGTACAGCATTTCGTCACTTCATGATTATGGCGGCGACAGCACGCTTTGCGCTGCTCGATTTTCATGACGTGTTCCTGCGTTTGCCGCTCTCTATCGTCAAGACCTCTGGCGAAATTGAGCGAATGACTAAGCTCATGGAGGGGCTTAGCACAGCGACCGACAAAGTTGCTGATGCAAAGAAGGGCAGAAACTTCGTCTTTGACATGGCGCAGAACGCGCCATTCGATGTCAAGGCGCTCACCGATTCGTTCGTAAAGCTGAAATCTGGCGGCATCGATCCCATGAACGGGTCGATGAAGGCGCTGGTCGATTCTGTCGCTCGATTCGGCGGTAACTCCGAACAACTTCACCGCGCCTCAATTGCTATTCAGCAGATGGCAGGTAAGGGCGTCGTGTCGATGGAAGAACTTCGACAGCAGCTTGGCGAAGCCGTGCCGACAGCGATCAATATGATGGCGACCGGTGTTGGCAAGTCGATGTCCGATCTCGTCAAGTCAATCTCGAATGGCGAGGTTGAGGCGAAATCTGCCCTTGAGCGCATGTTCGCCGTTATGCAGTTCGAGAACGAGGGTGCTGCCTCGAAGATGATGGACACATGGGAGGGCATGCTCGCCAAGCTCAATACCAAGTGGTCGCTCTTCAAGTACGAACTCGCGGGGGGCGATAGCGGGCAGGGCGCATTTGCAGATGCAAAGAAGGCAATTGAAGACTTGCTTGCCTCGTTCGACTCGAACACCGCACGCAAGTTTGGAACAGACCTGTCTGAAGTTGTTGGAGGATTCGCTGTCGCGTTCAAGGACGCGATCCAGTTCGTAATTCGCTTCTATGACGAAGTGAAGATCGCTGGCGCAACGCTGATCGCCGCCTTCGCTGCCTCGAAGTTGGTTGCGACGTTCGCGACCCTGAAGGCAGAGTTCTCGACACTTTCGCTCGTGTACGCAAAGAGCGCTGCCGAATACACCGCCACCTCGAACGCAAAACTTGCAGTAAAGGCAAACGAGAACATCAAGATGACCGCGATGATGACTGCGGAAATCGCGATGATCGAGAAGAATCTCGCCGCCCAAACCGCCCTGTACGGGATGACTGGCGGGGCGCTCTATAAGCAGAACATCGCCGCGCTTCAGGCGCGTCTTGCCGTCGTCGAAGCGAATGTCGTTGCTGAACGCGCGCTTATCACCCAAATGAATGCCGCTGGTGCTGCTGCCGTTGCGACTGGCGGGAAGCTGGCCGGGCTAATGGGCGTGTTCAATGCCCTCGGTGGCCCGATCATGATCGTCACCGGCATCATCATGGGGGCGATTTACATTTGGGACAAGTATGCCAATGCAGCAGAGAGGGCTGCTAACCGCGCCAAGAATGCCTGGATGGGCGTTGCTGACGCAAAAGAGCTTGCCGAAACAAGGGAAGAAAAGGCAGACCTCAAGGGGCAAATCGAGAAGGACGAGAAGCATCTTGAGAAAGGCTTCAATCGAACCGAAATCACGCGACGCATGGATAGCAACAAAAAGCGTCTTGCTGAGATCGAGGAACTTGAGCGTCGTCAGGAATACAACATCAAGAAGCAGGGTATCGATGATGCGGTAGCCCAAGAAAACGCCCTGCTCGACATGAAGAACACAGGCAACGCAAATGCCTGGCAGCGCGCGTTCGAGAATGAAAAGAAGGAACGCGACGCCCAAAACAAGCAACGCCTGTCTAAGCTCAAAGAGGGCAGCAAGGAATACTCGGAAGAGGTCAAGCGCCAGGCAACTGAGGAATCCGAAGCGACGAAGAAGTATGCGGTAGCGAACCGTGATTCGAAGTTGCTCGAAATCGACAGCCGCCTGACCGCTGTAACCGCTGAGTTCGACGCCGCTGGTCGTCTCGGCGACGCTGGCAAGGAAAAAGCAGACCAAGCGCTCGCCAAGATCAAGGCGCTCAACGAGGCAAGGGAGACTCTGCTTCAGGGCATCAACCCTGAGAAAATTGGCACGCCATACGTTAGCGTCAAGTCGAAAGATGACAAGGGTGGCGGCTCTTCGCGCGTTCCGGTCGTTGGTAGTCTTGAGAAGCACCTGAACGACGCAAAGGCAGAACTCACAATTGCAGAGGCGAAGCTGCAACAGGTTAGCGGTCAGATCAGCAAGGTTGATTTGATCGAAACCGAGGTGCGCGAGAAGTACGAGAAGATGCTCGCCAATGGCGAACTGACGAAGACGTACAAGGACAAGAAGGGCAACACGAAGAAGCAGGGTATCGATGCCAGGGGCAAAGATAAGGAACTGTACGAAGAACTGATCGCAACCGAAACAAGAGCGAAGCAGGTCGATGCGGCTCTTGGGGCGACCAAGACATCCGCGAAAGCGCTCGCGTCTGAAACCGAAATGCTTGACGAGAAGATCCACTCGTCCGGTTTCGGTGCTGAATTCGCGAACAAAAAGATGATGGCGCTTTCTGCCGAATATGAGAAGCAAAAAGCCCTTCTTGGCGGCGTCGTGACTGGTCAGCTAAGCCTGATTAACGCCCAGCGAATGCTGGTTGCGGCAAGGGAGGCAAACATCGAGTACCACAATGCGACCATTGACGAGTCCGCAAAGCTGGAAATCGACCTTATCGATAACTCTCAAGAGAAGATTCGCAAGCAGTACGAACTGACGACCCGCAAGCTGGAAGAAGAGTATCGCCGTCGTCGCGACGACTTCATTGTTTCCGCAGAGACAACAATGATGGACGAGAAGGAAGAGCAAGAGAAGCTGCTCGCCCTGGCGGTCGATTTCGAAGAAAGAAAAGCAAACGCCCTGAAGAAGTTTCAAAAGGATTCTGAAACCCCGCTCGAACGTCTCGGAAAGCAGTGGCAGGACGTGACCGAGAACATGCAGCAGGCAACCGCGAATTGGGCAAATGGGTTCATGGATCAACTGACCGAACTTATTACCACAGGGAAGGCAGATTGGCGCAAATTCACGGTCTCGATCCTGACTGACATCGCGCGAATCTCCGCTCAGAAGGCAATTGGAGGTGCGGTTTCCAGCGTGATAGGTGCGGCCGGTAGCTTGCTGGGTGGCCTACTTGGCGGTGGGGGCGGTGGTGGTAGTGGTGGATTTCTCGGTAATGGGATCACGCTCAAGGCGCTTGGCGGTGCATTCGTAAGCAGTGGCGAACTGTCCAAGTTTGCGAACGGTGGGGCATTCACCAATGGGGTATATGCCGACCCAACGCTGTTCAAGTTCGCCAATGGCGGCAAGTTCGGCGTAATGGGTGAAGCTGGCCCTGAGGCCGTTATGCCTCTCGCTCGCGACGCAAATGGGCGCCTTGGTGTCAATGTTGTCGGCGGTGGTTCCGGTGATGCGCCAAACGTCAGCATTGTTATTCAGGTGAATCAGAACGACGGAACAGAAAAGAGCAGTTCTTCTGGCGAGGATGCCCAAGTGTGGAAAAAACTTGCCGACCGCATCAAGGGCGTGGTCAAGGAAGAAATGGTTATTCAGCAGCGCCCAGGCGGTCTGCTTTACAAGTAAGTCACGGGTGACATATAATGAGTAAGCCTAATTTCACTTGGAATCCCGATCTCGGGGCGCGTCAGACGTTTAAACCAAACGTGACGGTAACGAAGTTTGGCGATGGCTACGCGCTTCGCGTTCCTGTTGGCATCAACTCGAAGCCGAAGTCGTGGAATGTGACCTTCACGACGAACCTCGCCACAGCGACGGACATTCTTACGTTTCTCAATGCGCGAGGCGGTGTCGAGCCATTCGCATGGGTAGATCCGATGAATATCGAGGCGACATACACCTGCGCTGAGTGGTCTAGCAGTCAGCAGAACTTTGGAATCTACGTCGTTACGGCGACATTCGAGCAGGTATTCGATCTGTGAGCGTCAAAACTGAAATTCAGCTACTAGCCCCGACAGCCATTGTCGAGCTATTCGAAATCGACATGACAAGTGTCGGTGCTGGAATCGGTCGCTTTCATGCTGGAACAAACGAGTTGCAGCAGCACGTTGTATGGCAGAACGTCGAATACATTGCGCTCCCGGTTGAGGCAGAGGGATTCGACGTCAATGCGAAGGGCACGCTACCGCGCCCGAAGGTTCGTGTCGCAAACATCGATGGCATTTTCTCGGCTGCGGTTCGTCAAAGTGATGACCTTATCGGGTGCAAGCTGACGCGCAAGCGCACGTTTGTCCGATTTCTTGATGCGGTCAATTTTCCTGGCGGCAATCCATCGGCAGACCCAAATCAGCACCTAGAGGATGACATCTGGTTTATTGACCAGAAGATTTCCGAAAACCGCTACGTGGTCGAGTGGGAACTCGCCTCTGCGTTTGATTTGCAGGGCGTGATGCTACCTTACCGCCAGGTCATTCAAAACGCATGCCCGTGGAGATACCGAAGCGGCGAGTGCGGTTGGACTGGCGGTTACGTCGATACGAACGACAACCCAACACCATATCAAGAGCATGACTTCTGCGCAAAAAGACTGTCATCTTGCAAGGCGAGATTTGGTGGCGGTGTTTTGCCGTTCGGTGGATTCCCAGGAGCGATGCGTGGATATTAAAGACCTGGCACTCGCAATGCGCGAGTTTGGCGAGGCGCAATACCCGAACGAGGCTTGTGGTCTGGTGGTTAAGGTCGGCAAGAAGTCTCTGCCGGTCGTATGCAGAAACCGCGCGGAAGATCCAAGAAACAACTTCGTGATGGACATTCACGACTACGCTGCTGCGGCTGATCAGGGCGAGATCATCGGTGTCTGGCACACGCACGTCGAGTGCCCAAACAGCCCATCAGATGCAGACTTGGTGGGCTGCGAGAACTCCGGCCTTCCTTGGTACATCACATCTATCCATAAGAGCGAAGACGGATTCATTTCTGACGGGCCTATCGTCGTTAATCCCTCTGGTTTTGAGTTGCCCTACCTTGAGCGCCCATACGTGTTTGGCGTGCTTGATTGTTGGTCGCTGGTGCGTGACTACTACCGCAGAGAGTTTGGGATCACGCTGGGCGATTACCCGCGTATCGAGAAGTTTTGGGAGCAAGGCCACGACTTCTTTGGGCAGAACTGGAAGAACGAAGGGATGGTGAAGCTAATTGACCGCGAACCCATTCCTGGCGATTTGTTCATTCTGCAAACCGGACACGCGAATCCAAACCATATCGCCATCTACATTGGCGACGACATGATTTTGCACCACTGTCACGGGCGCCTATCGCGCCGTGACATCTACGCTGGTTACTGGCACAAACACACGATGCTTCACCTGAGACACGAATCGAAATGCTGACCAAGGTAATTCTCGAAGGACAGATGGGCAAGGAATTCGGGCGCGAGTGGGAGCTTAGCGTTCGCTCGCCAATTGAAGCGCTGCGTATGGTCGATGCCAATAAGCCAGGCGTATTCAAGTGGATTCGAGAACAGCTTAAAAACTTCGACCGCTACAGTGTGATTGTCGAGTACGAAGACGGAAGCGAAGAAGAACTCGAAGAAGAAACGGTCAAGCTGGAGCGCAAGATGAAGTCAATTCGCTTCGTTCCGATAATCGTCGGCGCTGGCGGCGCCTTTAAGGCGGTTCTTGGGGTTGTTCTTGTGATTGTTGGCGTGATTCTTAGCGAGACCCCATTTGGTGCGCCGCTCATAGGAATGGGCATCAGCATGTTCGCCGGTGGTATCGCCGAAATGCTAACCAAGACGCCGAAGACGCAAGAGGCGAAGCAGGAGCAAGCATACGAAAGCAAGGCTTCCTACTACTTCGACGGCCCGACAAACACGTCGCCGCAAGGTGCGCCTGTTTCGCTGATTTATGGGCGAGTCATGGTTGGATCACGAACGATTTCTGTGTCGGCCACGGTCGATCAACTCATGTAATTGAGAAACTATGTCTGACGAACTGAGAAGTATTGCTGGCGCGGGTGGTGGCGGTGGGTGTTTTCGAAAGGGAACGCAGGTTCAGCTTGCGGGTGGAAAGACGCTCGCAATCGAAGAACTCAAGACGGGCGACTCTGTTCTTGCGTTTGACGAAGATGGCAACATCCACAACGCGAAAGTAACGGAACTGCACTACCACGAAGATCCGCAGCCAATTCTTCGTGTGAAGTTTTGGCGTGGTGAGGTGTTCATCACCCCAAACCATTGGGTTCTGAACCAGTATGGAAACTTTGCCGAGATCGGTTCTCTCTCGACCCATGACGCCCTTGTTGATGGCATGGGGCATCTTCGTCCGATCATTGAGGCCGAACTGGTCGGTTACGAACCGGTGTGGAACCTGACAGTCGAACCGCACCACACGTTCATCGCAAGTGGCGTTCGCGTTCATAACGGCGGGCACCGCGAGCGCTATCCTGTCGTTGCTGGTTCTGGTGGTGGTAGCAAGAGCAAGGGCGACGGTGGTGGCACCCCACGCGCTGCTGTAGAAGATCCAGACACATTGCAGTCGCGTGCGATGATCTCGGTTCTCGACCTATTGGGAGAGGGGCAGATCGGCGGCTTGGTGAGTGGCGCTCAGTCCATTTTCTTCAACGATACCCCATTGCAGCGCGTCGATGGCGCAATGAACTTCAATGGTGTTTCGTGGGACGCGCGATACGGAACACAATGGCAATCCCCGATGGGAGGTGGGTTCTCTGATGTCGAGACGCCGAATGTCGTAAGTTCGCTCGTCACCGCATCAACGCCGATCTCCGTGTCGATCACGAACCCGAACGTCGATGCCGTTCGATTGATTGTTGCTGTGCAAAGCCTGTACTCGCAGGACAAGACGAATGGGGACATCCACGGAAGCTACGTCAATTTCAAATTCGATGTGTCCATCAACGGCGGGCCATACCAGGACTTGACCGGTGAGTTGAGTATTTCTGGAAAGACGCGCTCACGCTACGAGCGCAGCTATCAAGTGGCACTCCCAAAGTGGGGCTACGGTGGTGCTGCACAGCGCTGGTCGATCCGAATGACGCGCACTACTCCCGATCCTGCCGACCAGTCTGTGCAAAACCAGATCGGATTCGAGTCATGCGTCGAGATCGTTAATTCACGACTGAGCTACCCTAACTCCGCGATTGTCGGCGTAACAATCGATTCGTCGCAGTTCAACTCAATCCCATCGCGCGCCTACTTGGTTGATGGTTTGTATATTCGCGTGCCGACAAATTACGACCCAGCCTCGCGTCAGTATTACGGCATTTGGGATGGCACGTTCAAAGTCGCAGTTTCGAACAATCCAGCCTGGGTTCTTTACGACATTCTGACGACCGCCCGCTACGGTCTTGGGCAATTCTTGCCTGAGTCAAGAGTCGATAAGGCCAAGCTCTATCAGATCGGTCGTTACTGCGACGAAATGGTTCCAAATGGCTTTGGTGGGTGGGAGCCGCGCTTCACGATCAATACGGTAATCCAGGCGCAAGCGGAGGCTTACAAGGTCATTTCTGACATCACCTCTGTCTTTAGAGGAATGGCATACTGGAATGGCGGCATGGTCGGATTCACGCAAGACGCACCGGGCGACTCGCAGATGGTGTATAGCCATGCAAATGTTATTGACGGGCTGTTCACTTACACTGGATCTGCAAGAAAAGACCGTCACAGCGTTGCGCATGTCGCGTGGAACGATCCTACTCAGAACTATCAGCGCGTGATTGAGTACGTCGAAAACCCCGACATGATCGCAAAGGTTGGGATTCGAAAGGTTGAGGTCGTTGCATTCGGATGCACATCGCGCGCTCAAGCGCACCGCGTTGGTCTTTGGATTCTTTATACAGAGCAATTCGAATCCGACGTCGTGTCATTCAGTGTCGGGATCGACTCGGCGCTGGTGCTTCCTGGCGACCTGATTCGAATTCAGGATGCGTCACGCGCTGGTAAGCGCCTCGGTGGTCGTCTTACCGCGCCTGGGCTGACATCGGTTGTTCTCGACAGTCCAGTGCAGTTGGCAGGACTTGATGGGACGACAATCTCCATTCGAATGCCGGATGGAACATTTGCGGAGCGCACACTTCGCGGTTTGCCTGCTGGTGCATCTGAGCAAACGTCAGTTTCATGGTGGGAGCCTCTTCCTGCATATCCCGTAGATGGTGCCATTTGGATCATATCCGAACCGAACCTTGTGCCGATGCAAGCGCGCGTGCTTGGTGTCGGGCAGGGCAAGGAAGTAGGGCAATACACGATCACTGCGGTAGAGCATAACAAGTCGAAATTCGCCGCGATTGAGTATGGTCTGAAGTTGCAGGATACGCCAACATCGGCTATCAACACAAAGTCCGTCACTACCCCGAAGAACTTTGCGGTATCTGAAGTTCCTGTCATCATCGCGCCAGGCATAATGGGCCTGACCCTTGATGTTTCGTGGGAGTGCGATGCTGCATATTACGAAATTGACTGGAAGCGCACCGGTAAATACGAAACGAACTGGAAAACCGAAAAGACAAGCAGCGCGCTTCTCGAACTGGACAATGTGCGTGCTGGTCGCTACCACTTTTCGATTACAGCCGTAAATGCTTTTGGGGTTCGCTCGGCAAGACTTGATGCCTCATACATCACAGTTGGCAAAACTGCTGCGCCTGGTGACGTGGCAAACTTCGTCGTGCAAAAGCGCACGCGCGATTTGTTGCTGACATGGGATGCGGTTACGGACATCAACCTGCTTGGATACGAGGTTCGCGTTGGGGTGTCGTGGGACGAGGGTTCGATCATTACGACAAACTTCGCGGGAACGATGCTGACGCATGACCAGGACAATGCTGGCACGTACTTCTACCACATTCGCTCAATCAACATGGGCGGGGAGTATTCTGACAACGTGACGACCTTCAAGCTCGTTCTTGTCGCCCCAAGCACGCCGAAACGCTTCGACATCATTCAGTCTGGTTCCCGTGTTGAGCTAACGTGGGAGAGCGCGGAAAACGAGGAAATCTCGTACTACGAAGTGCGCGAGGGCAGCGCGTGGCAATCGGGTAAGGTACTTGCTGAAGTGAAGGCAACGTCGCTGTCTGTCCCGTCTGGAACAATCGGCATTCGCAAGTTCTGGATCAAAGCTGTCGCTGCTCCTGGAATCTACAGCGTAAATGCCGCATGGGTCGACACGACCATTGCGATGCCGACAGACTCGAACATCGTTGCGTCGTTCAATGAGGCGGCGCTCAACTGGCCGCACAACTCGCTGAACATGACGCCGGTTGGTTACGACCTGATGATGATCGACGGCGTGTCTCGATGCGAGTACATCTTCCCTGTTGATCTGCTTGATACCTATCGAGCCGCGAATTCCATCTATGGACAGGTCACGTCGATCCTTGACGATACCGACACGATCACCTGGACAACATCGGGGTTTGATTGGCTTAGTACAGAGTCGCTGCGTCATTGGGCACCTGGCGGTGAAGTTGATTCGGTTGTTGCGAAATACCAAATATCGATGAAGGCGGGTCTGCGCTTTGACGAATTCGATGGATGGATGCTTAGCGGTTCTCTGACAAGCATTGGCGGGAAGGCCGCAACAACCGCAACAAATGTCACGTATCAGGCTGGAAGAAACACCCAAGGTCTGCGACTCCAAGGTGGCGTCAAGGTTGATTGGACGAATGTGTCGATTCAGCCGGTTTTCAAATATTCGACATGGCTGATCCCAAAGATGATCGGCGATGCCGCGCAAATCTCAGTGCTTGAGTTCTCCGGTGCGGGTGGATACTTGCGTTTGGGATATGACGAACCGACGCAGCGCTTCTCCCTGACAGACAATCAGGGGAATGCAGTCTACGCACCGCTCACAATCGTTCCGAACGATGTTATTGGTGTGGTGATAGTGCAGACAGCAGATGTTCGAAAGCTGTTTGTTGGAAAGCTGGGCGGCCTGGTTGGGCATGGGGAAGCTGCGCTGACCCCCATCGGAACAATGACAGCGCTTAAACTCTATTGGTCTTGACGGTAACTCACCAGTGAGTTATCCTTGTGCAATCTGGCTCATGCCGTTTCAGGAGTATTCGTAATGGAAAACAAAGACACCTTTCAGATGAAAGGCGCAATGGAAGCCGTTCTGCGTCGCGCAGATGGCTCGGTTGAAACCCGCTTCAAAGACAACATCATCGTGAATGTCGGTTTCGACTTTATCGCTGACGCGATTGGGAAATCTGCCTCTCGTCCTGGTGTTATGAGTCACATTGCTGTCGGCACTGGCGCTGTTGCTGCCGCCGCTGGCAATACCGCGCTTGGCACCGAGCTTGCTCGCGGTGCCGCAACCTATGCCCACACTGCCGGAACGAAGATTTTCACCTTCAATACGATCTTCGGTGCCGGTGTGGCAACTGGCGCAATTACCGAGTCCGGCGTGCTGAATGCCGCGTCTGCCGGTATCCTGCTTGATCGCGTCGTCTTCGCGGTCATCAACAAGGGTGCCGCCGACACGCTCGAAGTTACCTTTACCTTCACGATGGCGTAATCAGTCACGACTGACATAGGCGGCGAAAGTCGCCTTTCTTAAGGCGGGCATGGCTGGAACATCTGTAGTTCAGAATAACGGAACGATGATGACGTGGGACAACCAATCCCTCGTCTGGACTGACTCGCTTGTTTCATACAGATCGTGGGCCGCACCTTACGACACGATTGGGTACGTCCTCGGCATTGACGAGGATCTTCCCCTTGTTGAGGTGCTTTCGAATGCGCCTAAAACGCAGCTTGCTGACTCATTCTCAATCTCGGGAAACAGCTATCGCGGGCCGGGGCTTGGGTGTGCCGAATCGTTCGCGGTTTCAGACAGTACGGTGTGGTCTTACCGCCAGTGGCTAGACGAACCGCTAAGTATCGGGAGCTTTGCCGGGAAACTTTCCAGTAAATCGCTTTCCGAATCTCTCTCGATCACAGAGAGTTGCGACAACCATTTCGGAATGAACGTCGAGGTGTCACTGACGTTTGCTGAATCTATCCTGAACTCTGTCGGGTACATCAGACAGTTTGATGAATCACTGACGATTGCCGAGCTTGCCTCAAATCGATTCGGGCAAAATATTTCGCAGCAGTTCTCGATCATCGATGCGTGGCGACGCGCTGCCGACATGGTTATCTCGGACATGATCGTTGGCAATGGCGATATGTTTATCGAAGACTTTGATGAATTCATTCGCTATGGGGGCGCACCTGGATACACAAAATGGCGTGACTTCGTTCCGGGCGACTACGAGTACCAGGAAGCGCTAGTGCGCGTAGTTCTCGAAAGCAAGAACTCTGATCGCGGCATGCTGACCGGCTTGCAAATGTCGGTAGATGTTCCAGATTTGATCGACCGAGGGTCAGCGACGATCACCAATGCGAGTACCGGAATCACGGTGAATTTCGCTAAGACGTTTCACATCGTCCCGGAAATAACACTGGCAACCAAGGGTGGCGTTGATGGAACTACCCTGACACCAAATCTTGTTTCTGCCACAAAAACTGGCTTTGTCGCAAAGATGAAGGATCAGACGGGTGCATTCGCAACAGGGTCATTCACATGGGCGGCACACGGATATTGATCCTGTGCTAAAATCAGTCACAACTGACTAAAGGTTTGTATGCAAAGCTATACCGAAATTCCTTCCTCGCAGTCGCTTCAAAGTTCTTTGGCGCTGCTGCTTGGTAACGACAAAACCGCACTTTCATGTTCGTCTGGAAGCGTGTTCCCGACTTCGAATTTGCATGTGGGCATGCTCTGTTTTCGAACGGATTTGCTCAAGCTGTATATCCTGAAAGATGCAACGCCAACTTGGTCGCTGATTTGGGATTTCGCAACAGGCTCTTCAGCGATCAACTCGCTTACTTGGGGCACCAGCAAGAGCATCGCATCGACCGATCTTGACGCGCTTTTGACATCGGGCTTCTACGACGGCGACTCCCTGACGAATGCCCCGGCTGCTGGCTTCTGGCATATCTTTGTTCAAGCATTCAGCGGTGGGTCTGGATACGTTCTCCAAAAGGCAACGTCGCTGACCGCAAACGGAAGCACATACATGCGCCGTCGTCTTGCTGGAACGTGGGGAAGCTGGATCAAGGTCTGGACAGAAGAAAACGACGGCTCCGGCTCCGGTCTGGATGCAGATACGGTTGATGGCAAGAACGTAAGCAACGCAAGTGGCGACATCCCGGTCAGCAACGGGGCGGTCAATGCCAATCTGAATGCAGATATGCTTGACGGATACAATGCGTCGTCGTTCGTTCGCACGATCAATTCTTCGGGGCCAGATGGTTCGGGGAATATCAACCTCGATCTTAGTTCGCGTCTAGCAAAGTCTGGCGACACGATGACTGGCGTTCTGACCGGTGCGGCGATCAACTCTACAACTGCCGTTGGATCTGATACGTCGTCGCTTCAGGTGCGTAACGTCAGTGGGGATGGAGACGGTGCGGTGGCAGCGATGTCGTTCCACTGTCAGGGCGCTTACGCCATCAAGCTGCATCTGCGCCCTGACGGGTTTTTCGGGTTTGGTGGTTGGTCGCGCTCGGCGTGGTCGTGGTATTCAGACGGAAGCGGCAATATGACTGCCGCTGGAAACGTCACCGCCTACTCCGATCCGCGTCTGAAGGAAAACTTCGAGCGAGTTTCAAGTCCGTTCGACATCTTGAACAAACTCGACGGCGGAACATTCATCTGGAAACATGGCTACACCCATACCGAGTGTAAGGCTGGCAAGCGTGACTATGGGATTCTGGCAGATCAAGTAATGTCTGTCATGCCAGAGATCGTCACTGACTCTATCGAAATTGACGGCGAGTCCTACAAGACGGTTGCTTACGAAAAACTGGTTCCCGTGCTGATCGAGGCAGTGAAAGAGCTTCGTGCTGAACTCGACGCACTGAAGGCGGGTGCGTAATGTCACTCTATGATGGCGGGTCAATCTCGCTTTCCGAGTTTGGGGCGATGCACGGGTGGGCGTCTAATTCCGCGATTGACTTGGGCTGGGTTAAGTCCAACTGCAAGTGGGCCTACAACGACTTCAACTCATACCGCAACATGGTCATGTACCAGAAGAACAACAGCGGAAGTACCTTTACTTTTGTTGATTCCGTTCCGGTGTGGGTTGGCTGGTATTACTTGGACACAAACCCGATGCTAGGGGTGACTAGTTGGTCTGTAGCTAATGCCAACATCTACTACCGCAAGTCGCGTTACGCACAGAACTGCTCTGCGAACGTGTGGGCGCAGTGCTGGAACAACTGCAACTGTTCAAACCAGACAGCCAGCCCAGACATCAATGTCGCCTGCTCTCAGTGTGATGTGACAACCTCGAATTGTGATACCCGTTGGTGGTATCAGCCAAATTGCAATTGCTTCAACTGCAATTGCGCGTGCAATTATAACCCCCTCTACGACATTGATAACTGCAACTGTGACTGTGTATAACAAGGAAAGAATATGAAAAAAGACGTATTTATCGCTGCTCGCAACATCTGGACAGAAGAGTGCAAGGAGCTATTCACAAACAAGTTGTTTGTGGGTGCGCTTGATGACGGGAAGATTACTATTCGCTATGACTCCTATCACATGGAGGGCAAAGACATCGTAATCGACCACAGTTACCAAGCGAGCGATCTCCGCAGCATGTTTGCTGCCGAAAGTGGCGTAAAGCTCTTTGCGCTGGTTCGTGTATGGGACACATTTGAGATCATCGAATACACGAAGGGGCTGAATGACGGCCCGTTCTCTTCGGTGCTTGAGAACCATGTCGCAACATTCATGGTCGGCAAAGAAGGTTCAATTGGCATCACCTCCCATGTTCCGACACACTGCGACCAGGCGGTCATCGAAATGATGGAAGATGGGTCAAAGAGCATGTGGGATCGCCTGTTCGAAATGAACCCGGACTTCATTCTGGATCAGGTTCGCGAAAGAACAAAGGCGGTCGTGATGACCAAGCTGAACGGCCATGCTTCAATTGCCGCGATTGAGTCGCAGGTTGATATTCTGTCCAAGATTGTGTTCGAGCTTGTCGATCAACTCAAGGCAAAGCAGTCACCATTGGCTAAGTCGTTTCGCGAGAAGATCGAGCAGTATTCGATCCTGAACATCAAGGACGGCGAGGACGTGCTGAGCGATATTGGTGCGCGCAAGAGCCGCGTTCGTGAGCTACAGGTACGTCGCGGCGAAATAATTGAAGACTTCAAGCGCGGTCTCGATGAGAATCAGGAAATAGCGAATGGCTAAGTTTCGTATTTTGGCGAAAGCAATCGGGGGAGAAAACGATGGCAAGACGCGAGATTTCCTGTACGACAACATTACCAACAAGGTCTGGATCGACGCGAACACTCGCGTCGGCGATGTGAATGGCAAGTACGAACATATCAATGACCCTGTAAGTGATTTCGAGCCAAGCTATGAGGCTCCCTACTCACCTGAAAAGCCAGGCAAGAAGACCAAGAATGTTCGTCGTCTGAAAATTCAGCTTGGCATGTCGTGCAACTACGAATGCACGTATTGCTCGCAGCGCTTTGTCGAGCGCCCGATTGCCGGTACGCCCGACAAGATCGATGGCTTTATTGCGCGTTTGCAGGCAGCAATCGAGTTCAATGATGGGGGTGATGGCGTTCGTGTTGAGTTTTGGGGTGGTGAGCCTCTTGTCTACATCAAGACGCTTCAGCCGCTCGCTGAGAAGCTGCGCGTCGTACTCCCGAAAGCTCAATTCTCGATCATCACAAACGGAAGTCTTCTGACACGCCCGATTGTTGATTGGCTTGACGACATGGGCTTCATTGTCTCGATCTCGCACGATGGGCCTGGACAGCATGTTCGCGGGCCAGATCCGATTGATGACGGAAGCGATGAAACAAAGGATGGGATTCGCTACTGCTTCGAGAAGATTTTCAAGAAGGGCAAAGGCTCATTCAATGCGATGGTCAATGCGCAAAACCAAAGCCGCATGAAGATTCAGGAGTGGTTTGAAGAACGCTTTGGGAAAGACATTCCGCCGATAGGCGAGGGTGGGTTCATCGACAGCTACGACGAGGGCGGGCAGAGTCTTTGCCTAAACTCGAAACAGGCGCACTTTGACTACCGCAAGCTGACGCTGAAAGAGATCGTTGGCGGGGAACTGCGCTTTCAGCACATCGACAACAAGATGGGCGGCATCTTGCAGGGTGTTATGAACGCCCAGCAGATTCGCGTCCAAGACATCAAGTGTGGCATTTCTGACGAAAGCACGCTGATCGTCGATATGGAAGGTAACGTCATTACCTGCCAGAACGTCAGTGCAAACCAGATCGCTCCGAATGGAGAATCGCACAACGTCGGTAGCCTGGACGACCTCGCGGCGGTCAAGCTCAACACGATCACGCACTGGACTGACCGACCACACTGTCGCAGGTGCCCGGTGTTGTCGATGTGTCGTGGATCTTGCACGTTTCTGCAAGACGAGAATTTCTACAAGTCCTGCGAAAGCTCCTACAGCGACAACATCGCGATCTTCTCTGCCGCGTTTCTCAAGCTGACGGGGTATGTTCCATTCGCTATCGATGCCGATCATTTGCCCGATCACCGCAAGGATATTTGGGGCGACATTCTCAAACACGAAGAGGAAAAACCGAAGAAGGCGTTTCCGATCAAAGTTGTTGCAAAATAAGTCACAACTGACTTGACAACGTAACCGTCGCAGATTACATTGGCGACTTCACCAACCAAACTTATAGAAGGAATCAGATGATTACCATCACAAACAAGAAGGACGTAGCCGTCAAGGTCATTTCCCGCGTTCATAACGGCGTCGGCTCTGCTGAAGTCGGCTCCACCGCTGGTTCGGAATACGACAATGGTCTGCGCGAAGTGATCGTGCAAGCCGGTCAAACCGTCGATGTCGAAGGCTTCCAGTATTGGGTCGTCGGCGAAAACGACGCCTCCCCGGCACCGGTCGAATACGGCACTGGCCTGGTCGGCTAAGCCAAACCGGTCGCAACGAAGGGCAGTCATTGACTGCCCTTTTATTTTGCCTAAATAATTCAAACGATCAGTCACGGGTGACTTGATAAATAGGCGACAACCTGTTATATTCGCCGAATGAGTGCCACCCCTAAAGTCAATCTGGTTATCAACCAGCTTGCAACCTTCCGATACAAATTTGTCTGGAAAGACAAGTCCGGTCGCCCAATCGACCTGACGGGCTATAGCGCGCGTATGCAAGTTCGCGCCGACGCAGCGTCGCAAGTCGTATTGCTCGAACTGACAACGGATAACAGCGGTGTTGTTCTAGCTGGGAAGACGGGCGTTGTATCGCTCTATGTGAGCGTCCAGGGCACCGCAAATCTTGGCTGGCAGAAGGGCGTCTATGACGTGAAGCTGACAGCACCATCTGGCGAAGTATTCAATCTGGTGGCGGGCACTGTGTCTGTTTCACCTTCCATCACAAAGTAAGTCACCACTGATTAAGGAGTAGCAAATGGCTGCAATGTCCGATTACATGGAAAACAAACTGATCGACCAAATCTTTCGCGGTCAGGCTTATACCTTTCCGTCCTCCCTCTACGTCGGTCTTCTGACCGCAGCCCCAAGTGATGCCGGTGACGGCACTGAAGTTTCCGGTGGTTCTTATGCCCGCGTTGCCGTTGTCGGTTCGCTGGCTAATTGGGCTGGCTCCCAATCCTCCGGTTCGACCACCGCCTCGACCGGCACAAGCGGAACGACATCGAACAACGGCACGATCACCTTCCCGGCACCGACCGCGAACTGGGGTTCTATCAGCCACTTCGGCATTTTCGATTCGCTCTCCGGTGGAAACCTGATGTTCTACGGCGCCCTCGGCACCGCGAAGACCGTCAATAACGGTGATGCCGCCCCTGCGTTCGCCCCTGCTGCCGTGTCTTTCCAGATCGACAACTAATCGCTAACGCCGAGGGAAACCTCGGCATTCGCTTGGAATAACAATGCTGACGATTGAAGAAATTCGCACGCTTCCCGCTGAGATTTTGGACAGACGCGATACAGAAGAGATCGCGTCCGTGCTGTCGGTCGGTCGCGTGAAGATCGCGGAACGCTTCGTTGGTATCGGTTCGATTCTCGCAACGATGGCGCCGAATGGCGGGGCGTTTCTTGACGCTCTTGAGGCAATGGCTCCAGGCGACAGCAACGTCAAATGGGCGTTGAAACTGATTGAAGCTGGTGGCCTTGATGTTGGCATGGAAGCAACTCGCCAACAGCTTTCCGTCTTCGCGCAAGCCGTTCCTGAAATGGCCGATGGGATCGTCGCACTGATGGCACTCGCGGAAGTCCCTGATCCCGTCAGTGAGTACGAAGTGCGCTGTCTGTGCTGGTCTGCTAACGGCGATTGGGTGGTTTGATATGGCACTGACAAAGACACCAGCAACAATCATCGCAGCGGGCACCAGTAACGCCTCTGGCAGCACGACTCGTCAAGCGGTTGATCTGCGCTCGATGTACGGTGGAATTCTGACGGTCAAAATCACAAACGGTGCGACCGGCCCGACAACACAAGCAATCGCAAACGTACTCATGGCGCACAACAGTGGGGCTACCCCCGCCGCTGGCACCGCTGGCGCTAATTGGAAGACCATCGCTTCTTGGGGTGGCGGCACTACCAATAGTGGCGTCAGTGAGTGGAGCATGGTTATTGACCCGGCCATCTGCCACCTCGAAGTTGAAATCACCGGCAACACCGGTCAGGCCGTGACCTGCGAGGCGTTCATCACGCAACTCGCGGGGTTGTAATGGGCTTCGTTCCGCTTCGCCGAGCACGCCTTAATCAGCCTAGTGGCGATGGGATTGATTGGTCTAATTCGATTACAATGGGTCTGATAGATGCCTGGCTTCCAAGCACAATGGCAACCTCAAGCGTTTTGGGTCGAAAACCTACCTCTTTCGGTTCGATTGGGCTGACTAAAGGTAAATTCGGCGTTGGGGCATTCGGAATCTCCAAGTCGATCAGCTATGACATCGGAAAGTTTGGAGAAGGTGGGACGTTTTGCTTTGTCGCACTGGTTCATTTCCTCCGATATAGCAACACATGCTCGGTTGTTCGACGTGATGGCGCGTTCGCACCTGTTCAGGTTGCGAATAACAGCGTTCGTTGCGTGGGTTGGTCGTCAATAGCGACCTCAGATGAATACTATTCAGCCCCGAGTGGCGAGCGAATTTCTGTTCTAGTAGCGAACAGGGTGTCGCAATCGACCGAAAAGCTGTATCGAGACGGCAATTTGGTTCTGACGAATGGCGCCTTCAGTGGCTATGGTGCAACTTCCAATCCTTTGTGCTTCTTGGGCACAGAGGGTGATTCTGAAATTTTCACAGCAGCAGATGGTGCTTTTTACGGCGGCATTGCCTTTAACCGAGCGCTAACTGATGCAGAGGTTCGCAGCCTGTCTTTCAATCCCTGGCAGATATTCCTATGAGTCGCATATTCTGGATACCTGTTCAGCAGCAACAGCCAGGTCAGGTTGCTCGCCCCATTGCCGATCTCTCGCTTGGAGCGTGGGTTGCGTCAAATGGTGGCTCGTTGGCATCAGTCACGGGTGAGGAAACGAAGAACAGCGCCGACTACGCGATTGCAAACACTCCATCGGCATTCGAGGTGCAGCTTTCCCCGGTGTCCGAACCCGTCTCTACAGACAGCCACGTTCTCCGTTACGAGATCGCGGCAGCAAGCGGGGTGATGACGATGAACCTGCGCAACAACGGGGCAACGATTGCCTCTTGGGTACATGACCCAGCGCCAACAGTTCTTACGACTTTCGAACAGACCCTCACAACAACACAGGCGGGAAATATCAATTGGGCATATCCGCTGACGCTGCAATGCGTCGCATCGTAAGGAAAGAAAATGGCTATCAACACCGTAGATGACATCGCCGCAGGTTTGGCAAACGCACAAGATTTGATGTACCAGAAGACGCTCACGGCACCGAAGACTGCTGGCGCGTTTCAGTCGGCATGGATGGCCGCTGGACGCCCTGGCGCTGGTTCCGCATCGCCTGCTTACACCGCTGGTTCGGGCTATACCTGTGACAAATCGACAGCGGGGGCAATTTCTCTAAACAATGCCACCGTTCAAAACTGGTTGGCAAAGCTCGCAATGGCCTGTACGCAGGTCGGAACAATCATCATTGCCGACCGACTGTGGTCTTGCTCTGGTATGGGTTTCGCTGCTGGCACATTTGCAGTGACCACGCCTGGCAACTTGCCCGCCCGCATTACGGATAACGGCGTCAAGGTTGAGGCATGGGTTGAGCAATTTGTTGCCGCTGGTGCCGCAAGTGGTTCGCTGACCCTGAACTACCTGAATGCCAATACGGGTGCTGCAAAATCTGGCGTGATCTCATCTGTTGTTTCTGCGCCTGTCGTCGGTCAGATGCAGCCGATCCCACTCGCGGTTGGTGACTTGGGCGTTCGTCAAGTGACGAGTGTTGTCACCTCGGCAACCTGGACATCTGGCTCTTTCGGTATCACGCTGCTCAAGCGCGTTTGTGAAGTTCCTATCACGACTGCAAACGTCGCCACGGTTCTCGATTGGGCACAGTTGGGTCTCCCGAAGATTCCGAACGACGCTTGCTTGATGGCGTTCTTCCTAGCCAACGGCACGACCGCCCCTGTACTCATTGGTTCGCTTGACCTGATCGACAAGTAACCGTCATGGCAAATGGCGGCTGGAAGAACCTTCTAGGCGAGCGCTGGGTATCGCGCGCAAGTGCCGATAAAACCTCGGGTGTCTCGCAGGTTGTATCGACACGTCTGTTTTCTGCCGGTAATGCAAATGTAATCGGCACTGCATCGGGGGACTGTCAGTCTTCCGCGACAGCCACGCTTACGACAGGAATTCTGCTAACAGGGGCAGCAACGGTGGTGTCGTCCGTGACCGCCACCCTTACGATTGCCCCACGTTTTGCGGCTGCTGCAACCGCCGTCTCGTTCGCGTCGGCAACGCTGACCACAAGCATTCAGATGCAGGCAGTCGCCCAATGTACCGCTTCAATCCCGCCTCCTACGCTCGGTAACATTCCTGGCCTGGCGGCGAAGGTTACTTGGGTTGAGTTCAGCCTACCTGTCGCCAGACCTGCTGGCGCGGCTCTTGACGCATCTGTGTCTTGTTCCGCGACCGCAACGGCAGACCTGACTACCTATGGCCCGGCAGCAGCGCTCACAGCGAGCGTTTCTTCTGCATCTGTCGCCACAGCAACGCTCACCACGGGGATCAAGCTAAACGCATCTGTAACAGGTGTCGTTTCGTCCTCTGCTGCCCTGACAACCGGTATTCCGCTTTCGGGAAGCCCGTCTTGTGTCGCAACAAGCTCGGCAAGTCTGACAAGCGCCATCAAGCTGACCGGTGCTGTATCTTGCGGATCTACCGCAACGGCCTCACTCTCTACGGGCATCCCGCTTTCTGCATCTGCTTCTTCGGCTGCAACTGCATCTGCCGCGCTCTCCACCGGCATTCCGCTGACCGGCTCTATCGCTTCTGTTGTGTCGGCAACGGCATCGCTGACGGTGGGTTCTGGACTGAATGCAGCGGCATACGTTGTCTCGACCGCGACCGGCAACCTGACTGTAGGGGCACAATTCGCCGGTACTGCGAACAGTGTGTCTTTCGCCTCTGCGAACCTGACTGTAGGGGCGCAACTATCTGGATCAACGAGCGCCGTATCGACAGCAACGGGCGCATTGACGACAGGGATCAAGCTAACGGGTGCATCGAGCGCGGTTTCGTCTGTAGCGTCGGCAAACCTGACCACAGCGATTCGCCTCAACGCAAGCCCTCAGTGTGCTGTTACAGCGACTGGCGCGCTTACAACGGGCATCCCGCTTTCTGCAACGGTAAGCGCTGCATCGCTTGCGTCTGCTTCGCTGACCACGGGGATCAAACTAACAGGCTCGGCTATCTCGGTAGCAAGCGCATCTGCTTCGCTTGTTGGCACGTCTGCTCAGTTGTCTTCGAATGCGGTCTCGGTCGCGACGGCAACGGGCGTTCTGACGACCGGTATTCCGCTCGCTGGATCTGTTTCTGCAAGCGTGTCGGCATCCGGCTCGCTCACGACAAGAACACAATTTGCCTCGACGGTACAGGCAACCTCTGTTGCTACTGGTTCGCTTTCGACATCGATTCGTCTCGCTGCATCCAGTTCGTCTTCGTCGGTTGCAACCGCTGCACTGACGACAGCAATCAAGGTAGCTGTCGCCGTTGTCGCCAGTTCGAGCGCAAGTGGTTCGCTCTCGACTGCAATCAAGATGGTCGGCGCAGCGAACTCTTCGAGCGCTGGTTCTGCCGCACTAACGACGCTGATTAAACTGGCAGGTTCGATCATTGCGTCGGCATCTGCATCCGCTCCGCTCACGACCGGTATTCCATTGTTCGGCAGTCTGTTCTCGGAAACGACAGCTAACGCATCGACGCTGCAAACGCAGATCAAGCTGATGGGCGAGGCGCTTGTTGATTGGACTGCGGTTGCGAGCAAGCTGGGTGCGATCAGTGCCCTCCTGGACATCCCGATCTTCGTCATCACCTATGACGAGAACGACTACACGGCAATTCTTTCGGCGGGTGATGATGTGCTGACACCCGCATCCGTACCGACAAGTGAGCTTAACTGGTCTGCTGACCAAATGTTGCCGAACTACATTCCGACAGTCGAAGTTACTTTGGAGTAATCAATGAGTGCCTTTTTGACAAAACTCTCCGTGGAGCTAATCGAAGATAACTCTCAAGGCATGTGGGAACTGAAGAACCCACTTGTCTATCAAAGTGATCTGATTGGCAACACGATTGTCATTCCCGCAGGATTCAAGACAGACTTTGCGACAGTTCCGCGACTGCCGCTGTTTTACGATGTCTTGGGCAACATTGCCCGCGCGGCAGCAACGGTACATGATTGGATGTATTACACCCAAACATACCCTAGAAAGACATGCGATCAGGTGTTGTCTGAGGCAATGCAGGCAAGCGGGATACATCGCTGGAAGGGTGGGGCGTTCTACATCGCGGTCAGACTTTTCGGCGCATCGCACTACGGGACAAATAAGTCACCCGTGACTGGCGTTTTGCGCTAATCTTCGATATAATCCGCGAGGTTTAACGCGACATGAATCCGATGCCAGATAGAATCATCTTCTCCCAACTCGATCCCGCGCATGTGTGGCTCGCAATTATCACCGCCCTTTGGGGTGGCGTTGTCAGCTACTTCCGCCGCATTCAGCTTGGGATGAAACACTCATGGGCAAGCAGCCTAATGCACATGGCAAGTTCCAGTTTTGCCGGACTCATGTGTTGGCTTGCCTGTCTTCAGTTTGACGTTCCGGCAGCATTGACTGCCATCTGTACTGGCCTCGCTGGTCACATGGGCGCAGAGTTCATCAAGATCATCGAAACGCGCTTCAC